TACATCGGCAGCATCTCCGGGTACGCTGATCTTTACCGGGTCTGGAACGGCAGCGAACGTTGACTACTTAGCGATCACGGGTGTGAGGGCGTACAGTCTTGATACAACATGGTACGCGGGCGCGAACTCAACGAACAACGGTAGTCTTGGCTGGTTGTTTGAATCTTTTGTAGCCCCTGTAGTATCTGCTATAAGAAATAAATTTTTGTTATTTTTCGTCTAATTTAAAACATTTGAGGTATTATGAAGCGTATTTTGATAGCTACTCCATGCTTATATGGTAAGGTTGATGCATATTATGTGCATAGCCTTTGTGAATCCATAAAATTATGTGCAAAACATGATCTTGCCTTAAACGCAATCTTCCTAGCCAATGAGAGCATACTGCCCATGGCTAGGAATGAACTAATCAATCTGGCGTATCAACAAGATTATGATGGCATGGTATTCATCGATGATGATGAGTATTGGGATCCCAAAGCACTCATAGACATTCTCATGTCTCCTAAGGATGTGGTATGCCTTCCTGTAGTTAATAAAGGTGATAAGAAGATTGAGTATAATGTCTTTTTAGAAGCTCATGTAGAACAGGATAATGATGGTTATATTAAAACCAAAAAAGTAGGCACAGGATTTATGAAGCTATCTAAGAAAGCTATTCATGATCTATGGGAATCGAATCCTGAAATTCTCTTTCGAAATAAGAAACTAAAACTCATTTTTGACTATAGTTTTCAAAACGATTCATTTGTAGGTGAAGATATTCTTCTTTGTAGGAAGCTCATGGAGATGGGATACACAATTTGGATCAATCCCACCCATACTGTTGCACATATGGGACCCAAGATGTACAAAGGTGACTTTGAGCGTGATCTAAATGAAAAACATACTATTCTATAATCTATGGCACAATGGCGATGTGTTTTCGGGTAGAGGCTATATCAAACTTATAATTGATTCTATACCTGATGCAAAGTTCGGATACTATCATAAGAATCACCCCAAAATTGTTTCTGATCTCACAAAGATTACATTTGAACCGGATCTAAACAAACTTCAAGTTGATTTTCTGAACTATCGTAAGATATTTGAAACAGATAAAACTATCTACATTAACACATGGGTTGGTGCATACTTTCATCAGAATCAGAATAGGGTGGTTGACTTTCCAACCCACATTATCAATCTACCGGGTGAAGATCATGCTAACTATAGATCATTGCATCGAATGTATCAGTTCATTATCAATTATCTCAACTCATACCATAAGTGCCAGATTGATCTACCGCAAAACCCTCTAGATTGTGTTCCTAGCATAAAATGGGACAAGTATGATATCAACCCCGTACAAACTATTGCTGAACAAGGCAAAAGAATGCATCTGTTTTGCAACGGAAAGGTTAGAAGCTTCCAATCACAAATAGGAAGCATGCAAAACATTGTAAACTCTCTTGCATCATCAAATCCTAATGAGTTGTTTATCTGTACAGAAAAGTTTGACACCTCTCTGCAGAATGTTTTGTTTACAGATGATATCTTTCATCTTGAAAATGATATCAACGAGATTGCATACCTATCAACGCATTGCTCGACTATCGTGGGAAAGAACTCGGGACCGTTCATGTTTACTCATGTAAAAGACAACATAAATAATCCTAACAAAGTATTTGTAGCATTCAGTAATAAAGCAAGTGACTGTTATCCTTGTCACATGACCAACCTTCCTTGCACCTATCTTCACAGCAATGCAACAAGTGATCCTTCGATTCTAAAAACTATCCTGTCTGGATTTTCTATTCAAAAACGATCAATTATATCGCTATGACAAAAATTGACTTAGTTATTCCTACTATGTGGAAGGATGAAAACTTTCCAGAGGCATTGCAAACCTATTGCGACTGTGATAGCATATCAAACATCTATCTGATAGACAATGACTATGCAAAGAGGCCCAAGCATCTGGTATCCCATGAAAAGTTGCATATCATAAACTATGGCAAGAACATCTATGTCAATCCTGCATGGAATGAAGGATACTATCGTTCATGTGCAGATGTGATTTGCTTTCTTAATGATGATGTTCAAGTAGAACATGATGTTTTTAACTTTATGCATTCACTAGATTTCTCTCAGATAGATATCATTGGTGTGCATCTTAAAGGAAGTGTAGATAACTTTCACATTATAAATCATCCTGACATGAAAGAAGAACTTATCCGCCTGAATGTAAACAAGTCACAACCTATTGGTGGGCAAAGTTATGCCTATGGTGTGTGTATGTTTATCAAGCGATCTTCGTATCGAGTTATACCTAGTTTATACCAGGTGTGGTACGGTGACGATTATCTGATACAACGTAGTGAAAACATCTACACACTAAAGACAAGCAAGATTCATGGCGAGATATCAAAGACAATCATCTCTAAAGATATCAAGAGTCAGATTCAAAAGCGTATCGATCTTGATACTAAAAATGTCTATCGGTACAACCATTTCTTCAATGCGAGAAACTGGGATATTATTCGTAAAACTATAGGAATTTGAAATGAAATATAGCATTTTTCACCTTCAAGGGGGAATTGGCAAACATGTTGCAGCAACTGCCGTAGCACAATGCATCAAGAACAATCATCCCGACCGAAAACTGGTTGTGGTTTGTGCATACCCCGATATCTTCATCAATCTACCTTTTGTGGATCGTGTGTTTACCTTAGGCAACACTAGTTACTTCTATCAAGAATTCATTCAAGATAAAGACAGCATTTTGTTTCATCATGAACCATACTATACTACAAATCACATTCACAAGCGAAAGCGTTTGATTCCAAACTGGTGTGAGATGTATGGATTGAAGTACAATAATGAAACTCCCACAGTAAAGTTTAATAAGCTGCAATTCGATTTGTCAAAACAGTTTTGGGCAAGAAAGAAACCTGTCATGGTTATTCATACCAACGGGGGAATGATGACCACTGATGCTAAACCTTATGCATGGACACGCGACATGCCCACGGATCTAGCACAAAAGTTGGTGAATCACTATCAAAAAGATTATCACATCTTTCAAGTGACTAAGTTGAACTCTCCCAAACTAAATGGGGCTGAACACATTTATGCAACACCACAGCAGTCTCTATCGCTAATGGAGTTTTTTAGTTTGCTTATGCATTCAAAAAAGCGTATTCTGATTGATTCAAGTTTGCAACATGCAGCAGCTGCCATGAAGCGCAAGTCAACAGTTTTGTGGAATGGCACAAGTCCTAAAGTTTTTGGTTATGATATGCATGACAATATCACAACCGACATTCCGTATGACTTCAAACTGCCAGGAAGTTACTTGTTTGACTTTGACTTCAATGGCAATGAGATTGAATATCCCTTCACCGAAGATGTAGATTTATTTGATATAAATAAAATCATTGCATCTGTAGACAAACAATGAGGTTACTATGAAAGAAATGATCAAAGAAATTATTCGTGAAGAAATGATGAAAGCTAACATGAAAAAGTATTACTTCATGTCAGGATTGCCTCGCGCAGGTAGTACATTGCTTTCTTCTATTCTTAATCAGAATCCTAGGTTCTACTCGGGTCCTAGTTCACCTGTAGTCCCAACCATGATTGCACTTGAAACCTCTTTGTCGCAAGATGAATTGTTTCTGGCATATCCAAAACCCCAACAAGCGGCAAAGATTATTTCGGGGGTTATGGAAAACTACTACTCGGATGTGGATAAACCCGTAATCTTCGATAAGAATCGTTCATGGGTCAACCGTTTGCATTACATTCCTGGTTACTTTGGTGTAGAAGCAAAAGTTTTGTGTCCTGTACGAGACATTAAGGAAATTCTTGCTTCGTTTATCGCCATGCAGCGCAGAAACACCTATACACAGGACGGCGCAAAGATTAACTTTATTGATGAAATGTTGATTAAGTCAAATGTTCCTTTGACTGATGACAATCGTTGTGAGTTTCTTGCCAGCCCCATGGGTATTCTGGGTCAAAGCTACAATGGAATCAAACAAGCTATCATGGAAGGTAATCTCAAGTCGTTACACTTCATCGAGTATAGTGATCTGATGGATAAGCCAGAAGAAACTATGAAAAAGATTTATGAGTTTTTGGGTGAAGAATACTTTGAGCATGACTTTTCTAAGATTGAAAATATTCATCGTGAACGTGATGCAGAAGTTTACGGCATGGCAGACATGCATGAAGTTAGAGAATCTTTGGGTCGTAGGGGTATTAATCCTGATGAAATTCTTTCTGAAGCAACACTATCTAAATGTGTGAATGCAGAGTTTTGGAGAACTCTCGATGATCCTATTCCAACCGATGAGTTCGAGCCTGATGCCGAACCACCTAAATCAACCGACGAACCTTCAAGTATCATAGGAGCTTAAAATGACAGAACCAACCGATCAAGAAAGAGTAGATGGCACCGTTCGCGCAGCGCGTGACAGTGTTTGGGTTATTACTGATGAACTTCAGAAGAAAGCAGATCGCGGCGAACTAACCGACGAAGGTCGTGGCAACATTGAAAGAAACGTTGCCCATCTGGAGATTGTCATGGCAGATCCAAAAGTTGTTGAACTCGGTGGCGATCTTTCTGATCTAACCGCCGCAATTGCAAACGGAAAAGCAGCTTTGGTGTAATATGCAAAAAATTCTTGTTATGGGTCTCCCCGGATCAGGAAAGACATACCTTGCAGAAAAACTTAAGAAGTATCTCGAGCTAAGCGTACCTCCTATGGATTGGTTCAATCGTGAGATGGTCCCTCGGCTTCCCAATGCGTCTGTCACTTGGTTTAACGCAGATGAAATTCGTAAGAAGTTCAACGACTGGGACTTTTCTAGAGAGGGAAGAATACGCCAAAGTATTCGAATGGCGCAGTTTGCTTTTGAATCAAGCACAGATTATGTAATTTGTGATTTTATTGCTCCACTTCCTGAGATGCGCCATAACTTCAAAGCTGACTGGACAATCTGGATGGATACTATTGATGCAGGAAGATACGAGGATACTAACAAGGCATTTATACCTCCCGATATATACGACTTTCGTATCACAGAAAAAAATGCAGAAAGGTGGGCTGAGTATGTGGGGGAACGGATCGTTAATGAACAACGCCGTCCACGCTTTGACTGGAAGCAAGAAACTGTTCAAATGTTAGGTCGTTGGCAACCTTGGCATGAAGGTCATCGTGCGCTTTTTGAAAGAGCTCTGAAAAAAACAGGTCAAGTTTGCATTATGATTCGTGACTGCCAGGGGTGGAATGATAGCAATCCGTTTGCGATTGAACAAGTAAAAAACTACATTAGGCGTGATTTAGACCCCCTTTATCAAGGTCGTTATGAAATTTTAGTAGTGCCTAATGTAGTTAATATTACGTATGGGCGTGATGTTGGCTATAAGATCGAGCAAGAAGTTTTTGATGACAATATTCATTGTATTAGTGCCACTAAAATTCGCCAAGCCATGGGTCTAAAATAACCAAAACCCAGTCTTTATAAATATTCAAAAAGATAAGGACTGGTATGGCTATTACATCAAGACAAGATCTCGCCGACTATTGCTTACGCAATCTAGGTCATCCCGTTATTGAGATTAATATCGATGACGATCAAATTGAGGATCGTCTCGATGAAGCATTTCAGTTTTACAGAGAGTATCACTTTGATGCTGTAGAAGAAATTTATCTAAAGACTCAAATAACCGCGTCAAATATAGTTCTTTCTGCAAATGTTGCTAATACTTTTGTAGATAATGAAGTTGTTACAGGTGCAACCTCCGGTGTATTTTCAACTATCTTACAAGTGCCAACTTCAGGAAATAAACTATTTTGCTTTAAAACACCCGAAGGTGCATCATTCACAGTAGGTGAAATAATAACGGGGGCTACATCAGGAGCTACTGCAACCGTTTCTTCTTTCAGTAAAGGTAGCTTTGACAATCGCTACTTTGACATTTCAGACGCAGTGACTGGTGTCAAAAATGTCCTACCCTTCTATGACAAAGCATCAGGCATCAATCTATTTGATATTCGCTATCAAATGCTAGTTAATGACCTGTACAATCTAATGTCTGTAGACATGATTCACTACACCATGGTTCAAAACCACCTCCGCTTAATCAACACATTATTAGTCGGAGAAAAGCCCTTCAGGTTTAATAGGCACATGAATCGCCTTTATGTAGACATGGATTGGGAAAGAGACGTCTCAATAAATGATTACCTAATAGTCAACTGCTTTAGAATTCTTGACCCCAATACCTTTACAGATGTCTACAATGACATGTTTCTGAAAAGATATGCTACGGCTCTAATGAAAAGACAGTGGGGTAACAATCTTAAGAAGTTTGGGGGAGTACAACTTCCTGGGGGTGTTGTGCTTAATGGACAACAAATTTATGATGAAGCAACAGCTGAAATACTTAAGATAGAAGATGAGATGCAAGATAGATTTGAACTACCTACTAATTTCTTTGTAGGATGAGTTATTATCATTCCCAACAACGCGATAATACACCTCATGTCAATCATTGTCAATAAGAATAAGAAATAAATGGCGACCAATCATTACTTTCAAAGTGGTATTCCGATGGGGAAGCGATCTGAGTCGCTCCTCCATGAAGATCTTATTCTTGAATGTATTAAAATTTACGGGTTTGATGTATTTTATATTCCGCGAGTTGCTGTTAATCGTGATATGATACTCAATGAAGATCCAACTAATAAGTATGAAGATGCATTCAATGTAGAAGTTTACCTTGAGAATACTACGGGGTTTGGAGGAACTGATCTCTTATCTAAGTTTGGCGTGGAGATACAAGATACAGCAACTTTTATTCTTGCAAGGCGTCGATGGGAAGAAGTTATAGGGAGAAAGAATGCAAGTGTGCTTCCAAAGAGGCCCGCTGAAGGAGATTTATTATACTTCCCGCTCACAAAATCTTTCTTTGAAATCAAATATGTTGAAGTCAAGGATCCCTTCTTTCAAGTCGGAAAGTTGTATGTCTACAAATTAGAATGTGAATTGTTCCAGTACAGCCATGAGCAGATTTCAACTGAAATAGCAGAAATAGATAATATCATAGATAAGTATGAGCAAGGAGATGCTTATACATTGGTGTTTGAGGATGACAGCCAGTTCCTTCTTGAAACTAGCTCACCTTCACCCTTCCATCTCGAGACATTTGATATCAACACTACAGACAAGAATGCACAAAATGATGACTTTGAAACAACAGTAACAGATATCCTCGACTTTACAGAACGAAATCCTTTTGGTGAGGTTTACACGCGATAATGTTAAGCTCAGGTAAATTTTATTGGGGCACTTTAAGAAAGTGTATTATCGCTTTTGGCAATCTATTCAATAACATTGAGATAGAGCGTCTGAATTCAAGCGGGAACATCAACAAATCCATTAGAGTTCCGCTTGCATATGCCCCAAGACAAAAGTTTTTGGCTAGAATTGACCAACTTCCAAATCCTGAGGAAAGAAATGTTCAGATAACACTTCCTCGCATGTCATTTGAGATGATTAAGATTGAGTATGATGCATCTAGAAAGCTATCTTCTGTTCAACAAAATCGGTATGTGAGTTCGAGTAATAATGTTTTAACCACACAGTATGTTCCCGTACCATATAATATTTTAATTAATTTGTATGTTTACGCTAAGAACTCTGATGATGCATTGCAAGTAGTAGAGCAGATCCTTCCATACTTCAACCCTGACTTCAATCTTACTATAAAGGCAGTACCTGACCTTAATATTAAGCATGACATTCCTATAATTCTTGACAGCGTTGACTTCTCGGACAATTATGATGGAGAGTTCACTGAAAGGCGTGCAATTGTTTGGACATTGTCTTTCACTATGAAAACAAATTTTTATGGTCCCGCCACAAAACAAGGGGTTATAAGAACAGCGAAAGTTAATTACTACAATGATGAACTCCTAACTAATAATTTAGGAACTTACACTGTCACAACCAATGCAAATGTGTACGCGGGAAATAGCGTAGTGTTTGTTGAAACATTTGAGGGCTTCGATGACTGACAAGTTGAATGAAGTTTTCAATTTAGAACCTTCACCTGAAAGAAAGCTGATTCGTGAGGTTGATGGAGATGACACGCAGTCGGATTACGAACTTGCCAGAAAGACATTGCGTGAAGTCATCGTCAAGGGTACTAATGCGCTCGATGACATAATGATGCTTGCTAGAAGTTCAGAGCATCCTCGAAGCTATGAGGTTGCAGGTCAGATAATGAAAACTATGTCTGATGTATCGAAAGACCTTCTTGCACTTCAAAAACAAAAACAAGATTTGGAGAAACCTGCCGCAGATACAGTGCCGCAAATAGCTCAGCAAAACAATATCCTCTTTGCGGGTTCAACTAATGATCTGCTGCAGATGATTAGACAGCAGCAGGTAAAGACAATTGACTCAAGCGATACTAACAGCTAATATCAAGAATAGGTATAATGGTAACTCCAATCTAAAGCAGATTGGTTATGTTATTCAGTATACTCATGACCAAGTACAGGACCTGATTCGCTGTACTCAAGATCCTGTTTATTTTATACAGAAGTATTGCAAGATAGTTTCTCTTGACTTCGGTATCATTCCCTTTCAGTTATATGACTATCAGAAGAAGTTCATTGGGACAATGCAGGATAATCGTAAGGTTATCAGTATGCAGCCTCGCCAGATGGGAAAGACACAGACGGTTGCGGCGTATATTTTGTGGTATACATTATTCCAACCTAACAAAACAGTTGCTATTCTTGCCAATAAGGTACTCGCTTCGCGGGAGATTCTCTTTAGATATCAGTTGATGTATGAGCATCTTCCGCTTTGGATGCAGCAAGGTATCAAGACATGGAACAAAGGAGACATTGAACTTGAGAATGGATCAATAGTCTTTACTGCTGCAACCAGTAAGTCGGGTGTCCGGGGTCGTTCTGTTAACCTTTTGTATGTTGACGAGGCGGCGATTATTCCCAATAATCTGGCTGATGAGTTTTTCACTGCAGTTTACCCGGTGGTGTCAGCGGGTTCTACTACTAAAATCATTCTTACGTCTACACCATTGGGATTCAATCACTTCTGGAAGTTCTGGAATGATGCGGTTCAAGGTGTTAATGGGTTTGTTCCCCTCGATGTTAAGTATTGGGAACATCCTGACCGGGATGAAAAGTGGGCAGAGGAGCAGAAAAAGCTGCTCGGAGACCTCAAATTCAACCAAGAGGTTCTTTGTTCGTTCATTGGTTCATCAGCGTCTCTCATTTCAGGTGATGTTATCGCCAGAATGTCGCCGTTACCCTATGTATTTACCTCAGATGATGGGTTGGATATCCTTGAAGAACCTGTAAAAGAGCACCAGTATGTTATAGTGGTAGACACATCACGGGGTGTGGGGGGTGATTACTCGGCGTTTACTGTCACCGATGTGACACAAGCCCCATATAAGGTAGTTGGGAAGTATAGAAACAATAAGATCAGTCCGCTTCTGTTTCCTAATATTATACATAAAGTAGCAAAAGACTTTTTTGATGCTTTTGTTCTTATTGAAGTTAACGATAACGGACAGCAAATAGCAGATATTCTACATTATGAACTCGAGTATGAAAACATATTCAAGGTGGGTAGTGGAAAGACAGGACAGTTCCTGTCTGCCGGATTCAAAGGTTCTACAACATTGGGTGTTAAGACATCTAGACAAGTAAAAAGTATAGGTTGTAGTAACCTTAAGACATTAGTCGAGTCTCAGAAGCTTCTGATATTCGACAAAGATATTATATCAGAGTTGTCTACCTTTATAGAAGTGAGAGGTTCATATAAAGCTGATGAAGGATACCATGACGACTTGGTGATGACATTAGTTCTCTTAGGTTGGGCAGCAAAAGACCCATACTTCAAAGAAATCACTAATGTCAATCTTCGCAATGCACTATTTGAAAACCAATTGAAACAAATTGAAGAAGAACTGACACCGTTTGGTATGGTAAACACGGGAGTTCCTGAGAAGGTTACTGCCGAAGTAATGGCGGGGGACTTGTGGATAACAGGTGAATTGAATACCTATTATGATGAACTGAAGAAAACTTGGTATGATCAGATTCCCGACAAAAAGAGTGATTTTATAAATAAACTATAACATATTACAATATTTGTCATAAATAAACTTCAAGGAGATTTTCATGCCATACCAACTTTCACCAGGTATCGTAACAACAGAAAGAGACTTAACGACCGTAGTCCCTGCTGTTGCTACCTCTGTAGGTGGATTTGCGGGTCAATTCCAATGGGGACCTGTTGATGTTCCCACACTTGTTACGAGCGAAGTTGATCTAGTCAACCAGTTTGGAAAACCTGACGCAAACACCTATCTTTCTTTCTTTACCGCAGCAAACTTTTTGGGTTACGCTAATCAGCTGTATAATATTCGCGTTGTTGGAAACGGTGCACTTAACGCAACTCTGGGATCAAATATACAGGTAGCTTCTAATTCTAATCCTGTCGGAGGAGAGTTAATAAAAAACGATGATATATTTGATTCTCTTACTGCAAATACATCGATCCTAGCGACCGCTAAACATCCCGGCGTTCTAGGCGATTCTTTAGCTCTCGTTTTAGTCGATAATGGTAATTGGGCTAATATAACATCTACAATGCAAGCACTTTTTGATGTGCGTCCTAATATTTCATCTTTTGCATCGACTTATGGAAATGCTGCAGCAAGTGATGAGATTCACATTGCTGTAATCGATCAAGATGGATTCATTACCGGTGCTAAAAATACTGTTTTAGAAAAGTTTCAGTATCTATCAAAAGCTGGAGATGCGATTGGCGCAGATGGCAGAAGCATTTATTACCAAAAGGTAATCAACGAACAGTCAAATTATATTCGTTGGAGAAGTCATCCTCTTTCTACTAACTGGGGTTCTTTAATTACGGGTCCTTTAGGAAATACAAATATTCAGTTTAATACACTAACAACAAGTGCAAACGCTATTGTAAATGAAGCATTTATGTCCTTAAGTAGTGGAAATGATGGTATTCAAGCAACTGGCGGGCAAATTGCAACGGGATTTGGTTTGTTAGAAAATGATGAAATTTATGATATTTCTCTTGTTCCTACTGGATCATTGGGCGGATCTGATGTTGTTTCTGTTGTTAACTCCCTAACCGGAGAGAGCAAGAGAAATGATGTGGTCGTTTTCTGCTCACCCGAATATGCAGATGTACAAGGAAATCTTTCAGACTCAACCAAGGCAACCAATGTGACGGGGTTTAGAAATACCGATCTAACCAATCTGTCATCGTCTTATGTTGTCATGGATAGCGGCTGGAAATATCAGTATGATCGTTACAATGATGTGTATCGTTGGATTCCGCTGAATGCAGATATTGCAGGTCTTTGCGCTCGCACTGACTTCACGAATGATCCTTGGTTCTCCCCTGCAGGTATTAACCGTGGACAGATTCGTAATGTCGTCAAGTTGGCATTCAATCCCAATAAAGCACAACGCGATACGCTCTATAAGGCAGGTGTTAATCCTGTTATCTCCTCACCCGGATACGGTACCATTCTATTTGGTGACAAGACTCTTCAGATCAAGCCAAGTGCATTTGATCGCATCAATGTTCGTAGGCTCTTCATTGTTCTTAAGAAAGCGATTACAGCAGCTGCAAGAGGACAACTCTTTGAGTTCAATGATGCATTTACACGCGCCCAGTTTAGAAATATTGTAGAGCCTTACCTCCGTGATGTTAAAGGTCGTCGTGGTATTACCGACTTCAAAGTTGTTTGCGACGAAACCAACAATACTGGAGAAGTCATTGATAGAAATGAGTTTGTGGCGGATATATATGTTAAGCCCGCTCGTTCTATTAACTTCATCAGTCTGAACTTCATTGCCACTAAGACAGGCATTGATTTTTCAGAAGTAACCGCCTAAGGAGAGATTAAATGGCATTCGCAATAGAAGAGTTCAGAAATCAATTATTGGCTGGAGCAAGGCCCAACCTCTTTGAGGTTGAAATTCAAGGGGCTGAGGAACTGTCAAGTTTTTTAGTTACCGCAGCTTCCTTGCCCGGCAGAACTATCGGCGTAGCAAGCGCATTCTATCGTGGTCGTGAACTTAAGTTGGCGGGGGACATGTCTTTTGCACCTTGGACAACGACTATCATTAATGACAGCGCAATGCAACTTCGTGCGTACATTGAGTCATGGATGAATGATTACATTGAAGATTTGGCTGTTAAAACAGCTCAAAGCAATGAGACAGGTGAACCTGCAGGTTATTTTGGAGATGTAACAGTCAGACAACTAGATAGAGCAGGTAATGCAATTCGTGAATACAAACTCATTGGTTGTTGGCCTTCTGATATTTCTGATGTGCCTTTAAGTTTTGATGCAAATGATCAGATTAGTTCTTTTAGTGTTACATGGCAGTATCAAACACTTGAAATTGATGGGTCCGGTGCCCCCGCGGGAACACCTGGTCTTGGGACAACTTTACTTTAATGATTAAATAATGGATTTGAATATTTTTGGGTTTAAGCTAACCCGTCCAAAGAAAGATCCTCCGGCGTCACAGAATTTTATTCCTCCTACGCCGGAGGATGGTGCTTCTACTATTTCTGCAGGCGGATATTATGGTACCTATGTTGATCTGGACGCAACGTCTAAGACGGAATCAGAGCTTATCTCTAGATATCGTCAGATGTCGCTTTATCCAGAATGTGATATTGCCGTTGAAGATATCGTATCAGAAGCTATTGCTAATTTAGATGATGAGCCCCCTGTTACTATAGACATAGAAGAACTTCAATTATCACCTAAGATTCGCAAGACAATTGAAAATGAGTTTAATGAAATTCTAAAACTTCTTGACTTCAATTCGAAGGCGCATGATATCTTTCGTAGGTGGTATGTTGACGGCAGGTTATACTATCAGAAGATAGTTGATACCAAGAATTCAGTTAAGGGTATCACAGAACTTCGATACATTGATCCTAGAAAGATCAAGAAGGTTCGTGATATTAAAAAGGATAAACTTCCTAACGGATTAGAAGTTATTAAGACTATAGATGAATACTTTCTCTACAATGAAAGAGGTATTACCTATAGTATTGCTCAAGGTACTGGTCAAACACTAACGCAAGGTTCGGGTGTAAAAATTACACTTGATACTATAGCTTACTGCCACAGCGGACTGATTGATCTTGACCGAAACATTGTGGTAGGTTACTTGCATAAGGCAATCAAACCTGTCAACCAATTAAAGATGATGGAAGATGCATTAGTCATCTACCGTCTTGCAAGAGCGCCAGAACGCCGAATCTTTTACATTGATGTGGGCAACCTGCCCAAGCTCAAGGCAGAACAATATTTAAAAGATGTTATGGCGAGATATCGTAACAAGATCGTCTACGATTCATCTACAGGTGAAGTTCGAGATGATAGAAAGTTTATGTCAATGCTTGAGGACTTTTGGCTTCCTCGCCGTGAGGGCGGAAAAGGAACCGAAATTACTACTCTGCAGGGTGGTGAAAATCTTGGGCAAATAGATGACATTGAATACTTCAAACAAAAGATGTATCAGGCATTGAATGTTCCTATTTCAAGATTGCAACCCCAACAAGGTATGAACTTTGGTAGAGTCGCTGAAGTCACACGAGATGAGTTAAAGTTTGCTAAATTCATTGGTCGTCTGCGAAACAAGTTCTCTGATCTCTTTCGTGATTTGCTCAAGACTCAGCTTATTCTAAAAGGAATCATTGTAGAACAGGACTGGGAAGATATGAAGGAGCAGATTCGTTTCAAATACGCCGAGGATGTGTACTTCGAAGAAGCTAAAGATGCAGAGAATCTTCGTAATCGACTTGACATTCTAAACCAAATGCTGCCATACATCGGCACATTCTACAGTCAAGATTATATTAGAAAACATGTCCTTCGTTTGAAAGATGACGAGATTGAAAACATTGCAGCGGAAATTCAAAAAGAACCTCCTCTGCCACAGCAACAGCTGCAACAGATTCAGGTAGCGCAGGCACAACAAGAATTAGAAGCCCCGCAAGAAACACCCCCTTCGCAATCATAAAGTGCATAAATAATAAAAGAGGTATTCATGGACACAAAAGAATTAGTTAAGCAGATGGTTATTAATGTTCTTGATGGGCAACCTGCCGAGGCGCAAGAACGCTTTCAGGACATTATTGCAGTAAAAGTAACTGATGCGCTAGAGGCACAAAAGCAAGCAGTTGCAACATCTATGTACGCACAACCCGAGACTTCGGAGGAAGAATAATGGCTTTACCTGCATACGCTAAAAATGCGAAGACACCAGCAGAGCACCATGAGGTGTATCTAGATCTTATTGGGTCTAGTCAGGGTAAGGGCATTCCTGCTTCAATGATGTCTGCTATGAAGGCCCATGCACAATTAATAAACTTGCAGGGGAAAGTGCATGCTATGCTTCATAAGAAAATAACTGCACATGTAAATCAGTTGGTTCGTGATGATGAAATTAGTGATGATGAAGCATCTAAAGTCAAAGCGATTTATGCACCCCCAACAGTTAAAGAGGGAACAGAAATGAAACTAGACGAAAAGAAAATGACACCTGCAGAAATGGCAAAGCGCGAAAAGATGGTTAAGTCCATGAAGAAAGGTTTCGCAGGTTTCAAGAAGCGTTATGGAGAGCGCGCTAAGGAAGTCATGTACGCTACTGCAACTAAACAGGCAATGAAGTCTGAAGAAGCAGGTGAAGGTCAACACTATTGCGCCAAGCATGTGTATTCAGAAACATTTGGTGAAGGTGTTGTTCTTGAGGGTCAACATGCTGAACCAGATGCAAATGGTAATATCGAATGGTATACTGTTAAGTTTGAGCACGGTGAAGAAGTTATCTTCACTGAGGATGTAGAAATTATGATGGCTGAGTTTCACAACAATCATAGTCCCGCCAAGAAAAAGAAACCCATGAAAAAGGCATAAAAAAATGTTTAGCTCAATTTTAACCTCTGTTTTACGTGCCACGAAAAAGATTAAAATTCCAGGAGGTAGCGTTTCCTTGGGATTGACAGCAAGACAAACCTTCAAGTCGCCACCCAAGCGTCGTGTAATTAGATAAGGTGTAAAATGCCGATAACTAAAACTATTGTTAAAAAAGTTCGTCAACAAGCTATTGTAAAGTTTGTTGGCGATGGCACAGCTAATGTTGACTTAATTGCTGATCTAAAGTTATCGGACGAGACACCTTTAGATCCTGCAAATATCAAAGTAAACATTAACTCCATTTATTTTAATAATGATACAGGACCTATCACTATAAAGAGAGATAATAGCAATGTTATGATTCTTTATGGAAGTGATAATTGGTTCTTTACAGCAGTGTCAGGTTTCTCAGACACTTCAAACTCATCCGCAAATGTTGTTGTGACTATTCCTTCTCCGGGTGGCACAGTTATTTTGGGTCTTACAAAAGAGAAAGGGTTTGTTGAACCCGATCAACAAGGTTTTGTTTCAGGTAACTGACATAGGAACTAAAATGCTTCGTTTAATTACAGAAACCACCCAAGACATTAAGTACATCACCGAGGCGAAAGAGTCTGGCGGGAAAAGATACTTCATTGAAGGTATCTTCATGCAGACAGAAATGGCAAACCGCAACGGTCGAATCTATAGAAAACCTATCGTTGAAAAAGAATTGCAACGTTTTCAACAGATTATTAGTGAAAAACGTGCTTTGGGTGAGTTAGGACATCCTCCCAATCCTTCAATCAACCTAGACAAAGTATCACACCTCATTACGAATTTACGGTTTGAAGGAAATGATATCGTTGGAAAGGCAAAGATTCTTGATACCCCCATGGGCAAGATCGCGCAGAATTTCATCGATGAGGGTTGTCGCTTAGGTGTATCGTCGCGTGGCTTGGGTACCGTAAAGCTAAACAAGGAAGGTGTTAATGAAGTACAAGACGATTTTCATCTAGCTACTGTTGACATTGTTGCTGATCCTTCTGCACCTGATGCATTTGTACAAGGTATTATGGAAGATGCAGCATGGTTGTATGTTGAAGGAAGAGGTTGGGTCATGGAGCAAGTCAAGAATGAAGCAAAGAAATCAAAGCTAACTGAAGAAAAGAAACTACAACTTTTCAATAAGTTCATGCATATGATTTCTAAAAATTAAGTTTAATAAATAAAAAACAAAATAGGAGATTTCTATGTCTATTGAAAGCAAAATCAAAGAGTTGCTCGAGCGTGCAGGTTCTGCTCAGCGACTTGATGAGGAAGGGCAACCTATGGGTGCTGCAGGTGTCAATAAAGACACATCAATCAAAACTGCAATCCCGGGCGATACCACTATGCCTCGTCAGGGCGGATCACAAGACGCTGATTACGAAGAACGTGATGAAACCGAAGAGAATCAAGGCGCTGTTGCATCCAAGTCAACCCCTAATAGTCCTCGTCCCGCAAATACAGGTGCGGGTCAGGCACCTAACTATATGACTACAACTGATCCTACTGCAGTAGTTAACATGCAAGCATCCAGTGGCAATAAACCCATAGGTGAAAGTGAAGAACAAAAATCTGGTCAACCATCTCTCAAAGAACAGCTATCTGCTATCTTCGGCGATGACCTTTCAGAAGATTTTCGTGAGAAAGCAACAGCAATTTTTGAAGCTGCTGTTATCGCTCGTGTCAATGAGGAAATGGAAAAGATTGCTTCTCAAATCGAAGAACAAAAGACACAAGAGCTTGCTGATATCACAGAAGGTCTTGTTGACAAGATCGATTCCTTTATGAACTATGTGGTTGAGCAGTGGATGGAAGATAACAAACTTCAAGTTGAATCAGGCCTACGCACTGAGATCGCTGAAGATTTCATCACTGGTCTTAAGACATTGTTCCAAGAGCACTACATCGAAGTTCCTGAAGATAAAGTTGATGTACTTGAGGAACTAAATGGTAAGGCAGAAGAGCTTGAAGAGAAACTCAATTCAGCTATCACTGAAAATGTTGAGCTAACTAAAGAGCTTTCAGACCTTAAGAAGGCACTAGTTTTAAGCGAAATGACTGAAGATCTTGCGGACACAGAAGCAGAGAAGCTCACAAAGCTACTTGAGGGTGTGTCTTATGATTCTGAGCAGTTATTCCGCGAAAAAGTGAAGGTTGTTAAGGAAAACTACTTCCCCAGAGCCGCTAAATCATCCCCTGAGGAGCAGATTCTCAATGAAGAAGCTCCAGTAACACAAGACTCAGGTGACACCATTGCAAAGTACGCAGCGGCTTTGTCAAGGGCTGTCAAGGTACGATAAGTTATAAATAAAAAAATAATCCATAAGGAGATAACTAATGTATATGACCGAACAACTTCAGAAGAAATGGGGCGCCATTCTTGAGCACTCAGATCTTCCAGAAATCAAAGATTTACACAAGAGAGCAGTTACCGCTGTTCTTCTTGAAAACCAAGAGAAAGCACTGCGTGAAGAGCGTAGCGCACTTTTCGAAGATGCACCTGCAAACAACATTGCAGCAACCAACGGTATCGATAAGTATGATCCAATTCTTATTGGTCTAGTTCGTCGTGCTATGCCTAACCTAATGGCGTATGATGTTGCTGGCGTTCAGCCAATGACTGGTCCAACAGGTCTTATTTTCGCAATGCGTTCACTTTATGGCACAGAGCGTACTAATGCAGGTGGTCGTGTTGAGGCTCTTTACAACGAAGCTGATACAGACTTCTCTGGTACAGGGTCTCATACAGGTTCAAACCCTGTTAGTGGATCTTACACAACAGGTACCGGTAACGTTACTGCATGGGCAGAACAGCTAGGCACAACCGGATTTGACTTTGGTCAGATGTCTTTCAGCATCGACAAGACAACAGTTACTGCAAAGAGCCGTGCGCTAAAAGCAGAATACACTGTTGAATTGGCGCAAGACCTTAAGGCAGTTCACGGTCTTGACGCTGAGTCAGAGCTTTCAAACATCCTTTCACAAGAAATCATGTTTGAAATCAACCGTGAAGTTATTCGTACCATTTATAAAGTTGCAAAGACAGGTTCACCTGCAACAGCAACTCCGGGTACCTTTGACCTTGACATTGACTCAAACGGTCGTTGGTCTGTTGAGCGCTTCAAGGGTCTTCTATACAATATGGAGCGTGATGCTAACCATATTGCACAAGATACTCGTAGAGGCAAAGGCAACTTCGTAATCTGCTCAGCAGATGTTGCATCTGCACTTGCAATGGCTGGTGTTCTTGATTACGCTCCTGCTCTTTCAACAGGTCTAAATGTTGATGACACAGGCAACACATTTGCTGGTATCCTCAATGGACGCTTCCGTGTCTATGTTGATCCATATTCAGCAAACCTTGGCGCTCAGTATCAGTTCTATGTTGTTGGATACAAAGGTGCAAGCCCATATGATGCAGGTCTTTTCTACTGCCCATATGTTCCTCTTCAGATGGTTCGTGCAGTCGATCCTAACACCTTCCAGCCAAAGATTGGCTTCAAGACACGTTATGGTATGATTGCTAACCCCTATGTCACAATCAACTCAGCTTCATCTGCTGCTGACGGTGACAACTTTACTTCGGGACGTAACCAGTATTATCGTAAGACTGGTGTTCTGAATCTCATGTAAGAAACCGGCGTAGATCGGTCTTGGGGGACTTCGGTCCCCCTTTTTTTATCATATAAATATTGCATAATGGAGAAAAACATTGTATATTCAAGGGTCATCCGATTTAGCGAATTCTTATAACGCAAATCTTCCTGCGACTTATGATTATTTGAAGCCCAACGGGTTTAGGTTTGTTATTAAAGATTTGCCTAATGTTGCGTATACTTGCCAAGAGGTTACACTTCCTACTTTGGGTATTGGTTTCGTACAGGTTGGATATCCTAGCATTGACATAAAAATACCTGATCATAAACCAGAGTTTGGTGATTTTAGTTTAAGTTTCATTGTTTCAGAAAACATGCAAAATTATAAGGAACTATTTAACTGGCTATTGGGACTGACACAATATGATTCTGAAACTTATGATATTTTTATCAATAAGAGGCTTAATAGATTTCCGGGTGCAACGAAAGAGAATAAATATTCTGAGTTAGTTAAGTATTCAGATGCATCCTTGTTCATTCTTAACTCTTCTAACTTACCTAAGATTGAAGTAAAGTTCAAACAACTTTTTCCCATCACATTATCGCCATTGTCATTTAACACAACGGTTGATAACATTCAGTATCTTGTCTGCGGAGCAACTTTCAAATATTTGTCGTTTGAAGTGGTTACACAATAACTTTTTGGAGTAAATTATGGCTGAACAAACACTACCCCCTGGTGCGGTGCAAAAAAGTATTCCTATCGCTGATCTACAGAAGTCAAAACTTTTTATTGCTACACCTTGTTATGGCGGAGCACTAACTGAACCCTATTTCAAAAGTATTCTTCGACTAGTTTTCTTTTGTGATAAGCACAGCATCCCTTTGCAGTTTGGAACTATTGCTAATGAGTCTCTTGTTCCTCGAGCACGAAACACATTGACTGCGTTTTTCCTGCGTTCTGATTGCACCCATCTTCTTTTCATTGATGCAGATATTGAATTTAAGGTTGATGATGTTATTCGCTTGATTGCAGCTGATAAAGATATAGTTGTTGGCGCATATCCAAAAAAGGGTATCAACTGGGAAATTATCAAAAAATTTATTCAGCAAAATCCTGACTCCCCTTCAAGTGATCTTGCGGCAGCAGGAAGTGAGTATGCTATCAACTTTCAGTTCAAAGAAATAGAAAAACGATCAATCGAAGTTCAAGATGGATTGGTTGCATTGAAAGATGCCGGCACAGGATTCATGCTTATCAAGCGTAGTGTTCTTGAAAGTATGGCTAAGGCTTACCCTGAACTTCAATACAACAATGATATCAATGTTGATAAGGATCTAGATAAACACACCTACGCCTTCTTCGATACTATCATTGAAGAAAGTTCAAAGCGTTACTTATCAGAGGATTATACTTTCTGTCGCAGGTGGCAGAACCTGGGGGGTCAAGTTTGGCTTGATCCAAACATCAGCTTGAATCATTATGGCACGATTCCCTTCCAAGGCAACCCTACAATCATTTTTGAAAAGGTACAATGAAACTAAGTGATCTGCAAGAAAGCTGGGAGAAGGATTGTAAGATAGATGAAATGAATTTGGGTATAGAGGCAACACGAACACCACAACTTCACGCCAAATATCTTAACCTTCTCACTTCAGCAAAATTGAACCTACGCAAGACAGAATCCACATATGAAAACATGCGTAGAAAGAAATTTCGTTATTATCGTGGAGAAATGACACGAAGTGAACTAGAAGATGAAGGTTGGTCACAATGGCAAGGAACAAAACCGTTAAAGAATGAAATGGATGAGTTCCTTGCTCATGACGAACAACTTATATCGTTACAAGACAAAATTGAATACTTCAAGACAGTTGTTTACCAACTTGAGAATATTCTCAAATCACTTAACTCACGCACTTGGGACATAAAGAACCATATTGAATGGTTGAAATGGACAAATGGATCAATCTGATATTCGAGTACGAAAGAGGGATGAGGTTTATGCAATCGTAGATTGTGACCCTAGCTTGCGGCAGGAGCTATCAGAACACTTTACCTTTGATGTTCCTGGTGCGAAGTTCACTCCTTTGTATCGTAATCGAATGTGGGATGGCAAAATTCGTTTGCTAAACTATATGTCGGGTGAGTTATATGTAGGCCTTGTTGATTATCTTGAGGCCTACGCTACAAGCAATGACTATAGCATTGACCTTACTAAGTTTGATAGAAAGGGTGAAGAAGTAACATCTGAACAGGTTAAGGCATTTTGTGATGATCTAAAGCCAACCAGTCAAGGCAAACCTTTCGAGGTGTATGATTATCAGGTCGATGCTATTCATCGTGTGATCACCACAGGTCGCAAGATGTTACTTTCCCCCACAAGTTCAGGAAAGTCATTCATCATTTACTCATTGGTTCGATGGCATTTCGAAAGAAATCGTAGGCAACTAATCATTGTTCCTACCACCTCACTTGTGGAACAAATGTATTCTGACTTCGCCGACTATTCGAGTTTGAATCGCTGGGATCCTGGGTTGCATTGTTTTCGTATTCATTCTGATGCAGGACATGCAACCAAGAGTGGTGATTATCCTGTGGTCATATCAACTTGGCAATCTCTACAAAAGCTCCCAAAGAAGTTTTTTGAATCATTTTCATGTATCTACGGTGATGAGGCACACCTTTTCAAAGCGAAGTCTCTTACGGGTATCATGTCGAAGTGCGTGAATGCCCCCTATCGTGTGGGTGCTACAGGTTCACTTGACGGCACACAAACACATAAGTTAGTTCTTGAAGGTCTCTTTGGACCTGTCTATAAAGTTACTACAACTAAGAAGTTGATGGACAGCAAGCGTGTGGCTGACCTGAAAATCTACTGCATTGTCCTCAACTACAAGGATGAAACCAAGCGTTCTGCGAAGTTTGACTACCAGCAGGAGATGGATTTCTTGGTAAATAATGATGCAAGAAATAGATTCATACGCAATCTAACTTTGAAGTGTGAGGGAAACACCCTTGTCTTGTTTCAGTATGTAGAAAAGCATGGCAAGAAGTTGCTTGGGATGATACAAGAGAAAGCGGGTGACAGAAAAGTTTTCTTTGTGTACGGAGGCACTGATGCTCAGCAGCGTGAGAATGTTAGAGCATTGACAGAAAAAGAATATGGTGCTATAATCGTTGCATCGTATGGGACTTTTTCGACAGGTATAAGTATCAAAAACCTTCACAATGTAATCTTTGCATCTCCCTCGAAGTCACGCATCAGGAACTTACAGTCAATAGGTAGAGGCCTACGCATCTCAGCAACTAAAGACTCCTGTAACTTGTACGATATTGGTGATGACTTGTCATGGAAGTCAAGAAAAAACTTCACCCTTGAGCATATGGTTGAACGAATAAAGATTTATAACGAAGAACAATTCAACTATAAGTTGATAAAGGTAGACTTAAATGAGTAAACCAAAAGAGCGCGAACAGGTTGAAGCTAAATTCATCTTCGTAAAGCTAACTAATGGTGATAACCTCATGTGTACTTCCTATGAAGATGTAACAGACATTAGAAAACTAAAACACCTCCTTGTTACAGATCCCATACAAATCTACTCATTCAAAATGCCCTTCAATGGATCAATCATCGAAAAGTATATTATGCAGGCCTGGGCGCCATTCTCATCAACAAACGAGGTAGTGATACCAATCAATAATGTGATCTTTGTTGGTGACTTGAAGGAAGCATTCGTTGAGAAGTATATTGAGTACATCACCGATCCTGACTCACACCAGCTACTTGAGGAAGGAATGGAGGGTGACGAAGATTCAGAAAAAGACGGGGTTTTAGAAGAAATTATTGATGAACTTTCACAAGATGATGAACCGAAAAGGTGGTTACACTAATGAAAAAGACAGCGCATTATGTAGACAATGAGAAGTTTCTTCATGCCTTGATTGCCTATAAGGCATCATGCAATGAGGCAGTCGCCGAGGGAAGAGATAAACCCATCCTTCCTAACTACATAGGTGAGTGTTTCATCAAAATTGCAACACACCTTGCATATAAGGGAAACTTTATCAACTATTCGTTTAGAGATGATATGGTATCTGATGCTATCGAAAACTGCCTGATTGCAGCAGAGAAGTTTGATCATACCAAGTCATCCAACCCATTCGCATACTATACTCAGATCGTTTACTTCGCTTTCATTCGCAGAATTCAAAAGGAGAAGAAGCAGCAAGCAACAAAGTATAAGATGCTTGAGAATATTAACATAGATGAGATCATTACTCAAGAGGGTGATAACGATGAGGTGGGCACACAACTTCTTGATTACATACGCAAACAACTTGATCAGATAGATCCTGATAGAAGGTCTCTTGCAGCTAAAAGTGTAAAACTTTCTGAACAACCAGGTCCGCGACTGAACTTTGACGATTGATTTTTGCTAAATACTACTATACAATGCACCTTTGGAGATGAAAATGCAAAAGATCAAGGTAAGTGAACTTTTTTATAGCATTCAGGGTGAAGGCAGGTACATGGGTGTACCAAGTGTCTTTCTTCGAACCTTCGGTTGTAACTTTACCTGCGGCGGGTTTGGTATGCCTAAAGGTGAATTCTCAAAAGAACGATTTATGATTGCAGGTGAGGCAAGTAAATATACAAAGTACGAACAACTGCCTCTTGTATCTACAGGGTGTGACTCATATGCGAGTTGGGATCCTAACTTCAAACATCTGTCCCCTTTGTTGACAACTGAGGCAATTGCAGAAGCAATCGTCAACTCACTTCCACACAAAGATTGGCGAGATGAGCATTTAGTTATTACAGGCGGAGAACCTTTGTTGGGGTGGCAAAAGGCATATCCCGAACTTCTTGAACATATCAATATGCAACCTTTGCTTGAATTGACTTTTGAGACAAATGGCACGCAAAGTCTCACAGATGATTTTGAAGATTATTTGCGGGGCGAATGGATTGGCGATATTCGTAATCCCAACCAACTGACCTTTTCGGTTAGTCCTAAACTTAGTGTAAGTGGCGAGGATTGGAAAGAGGCAATCAAACCCGAAGTGGTTGCACAGTATCAATCGGTGGGATATACATACTTAAAGTTCGTTGTTGCAACAGAAGATGATGTTGCAGAAGCTGAAGAAGCAGTTTACGAGTATGAGGAATGTGGATTTAGAGGTCCTGTTTATCTCATGCCTGTGGGTGGTGTTGAATTTGTCTATACTATGAATAATAGAAAGGTCGCAGAGTTGGCTATGAAGAAAGGATGGCGATACTCAGATCGACTACAAGTCCCCTTGTTCAAAAATGCATGGGGAACCTAATCATATCCGCGTAAGGAAGGATAATATGTCATACAATAAAACTAAAACTGATCCTATTCTTGGACAAAAGGTCCATCAGCATCTTCTGAAATGTGGTGTAGAGACACCCACCTTCAAGCACGCTGTAGAGCGTAAAGATAAGATCAAAGAAATTGAGAGTAGCTTTAGGCATATCATGCTTGTTCTGGGTCTTGATACAGATGATGACTCGCTCAATGAAACTCCCAATCGTGTTGCAAAAATGTATGTGAACGAAATCTTTTATGGATTAGATCACGATGCATTCCCCAAATGCACGACTGTCGAAAATAAAATGAAGTATGATGAGATGGTCATTGAGCGCAATATCAATGTCCAATCGAACTGTGAGCATCACTTCGTTGTGATTGATGGTAAGGCAACCGTTGCTTATATTCCTAAGAAGAAAGTTCTGGGTCTCAGTAAAATCAATCGAGTAGTTGAATACTTCTCTAAGCGCCCTCAAATCCAAGAACGACTCACAGAACAAATTTATCATGCACTACAATTTATTCTTGATACAGATGATATTGCTGTAGTCATTGATGCACAGCATTACTGTGTCAAGTCAAGAGGTATTGAAGATGTGGGTTCTTCAACCATCACTAGCAAGCTAGGCGGAGAGTTCAAAACTGATCCTGCGGTTCGTGCAGAGTTTATGAACTTGGTAAACAAACGATGAAACCCAATCTCGAATATGTCATCTCAGCTTGCGGGATGATGGGTGTGTTTACTAACTATGTTTACGATAACAAGCATGCGATTTTGCGGCAAGGCCTTCTTGACCTAATGCAAAGTCTGAATGCAAGTATCGCTGCAAAGGCACAAAGCAGTCATCCATGTATCGCAGTTCTCTTCAACGCTTATACTGAAGGTAACTTTGTAGAGAAGTTTGATTCCTTAAATAAGCTAGGTGCAAGGTCTGTCTACGCGGATTCAGGCGGATTGCAGATTGTCACTGCAGGGAAAACAATTACCGAACAGATCAAGCGTGATATCTACAAGACACAAACCTTTGCCGACTATGCAATGTGCTTTGATGTTATCCCCCTCGAATCTTTCAGCGTCTCGCGCACACGTAATGAAAGATCAAATGTGGGAAACAAACTATTCAATGAGTCAAAGCACACTGAGTCGGGAGCCGCTACGGGCAGGAACATTAAAGAACAGATCAAAGTCTTTCAAGAGAACAAAGCAAAGACAAAGGTGATTCCTATCGTTCAAGGGAATAATGCCGGAGACATGATGAACTTCTTTTTGCAGATTGCAGCACAACTGAAAGAAGAAGATTATGAAAACATTAGTGGCATGGCTATTGCAGATACTTGCATCGGCAATGGTGTTCTTGAGTCGATTGAGATGCTTAAGGGGGCAAAAGAGATTACAAAGATTTGCCACCCTAACATCAAGAAGCATTTGCATATTCTGGGAGTAGGAAGTATTTCCAGGATGAGGCCTATTTTGTATCTGAATCGTTCGGGATATCTTGATACCTTCGAGAAAGTTTCCTATGACAGTTCCTCACACACCTCTACATTTGACTACGGGCTCTTGAAGGTCAATGGGACTTGCCGGGCCCTGGGATCTGTGAGGACTCCTAAAGCAGAAGCACACTTCTCTAATGTATATACTTTGTTTAATGACTTTCTCCGTCCTAAAGTTTCATTAGAAAGATTCCTCGAGATCATCCTGGGAGACGGCAAGCGTGACTGGAAGTATTCTACGGTCAAAGAAGGTGCAATAAACTTATCTGATGATGAGATGATCATTGCATTTTTGTCGAAGGTGTTGCATACTTATTTCCAGATCGACAACTTTGTGACTTGTATTGATGCGGTGATGCGTGAACCTTCTTCAGGCAACAAAGAGATAGACAGTCTCTTAAGTGTTCGTTCTGATGAGGACATGGATGCATGGTTCACACACATTAGTAAGCATGTCCCAAGCAAAAGAATCAAGCGCAAAGAAAACCACAGTTCACTTGAAGGACTCTTCACATGAATACCATTGAACAACTAGCATCTGTCCATTTAGGTAAGGCAGGTGATGGATCAATTGTAAAACCCTATGTCACACCTGATGCTGTTGACCCATCATTGCTTGTCCCAGTTCCTAGAATCTACAACAGGATTCAATATAACATTGATGAAAGTCGTTTGCCTTTTGTTGGTTATGACAGTTGGAATTGCTATGAGTTTTCAACTCTGTTACATAACGGGTATCCAATCTCTGGTCTCTTGAAGATTGTTTATCCCGCAGAGTCGGAGAGCATTGTTGAGTCAAAGTCATTAAAGTTGTACTTGAACTCATACAACATGGCTAGGATCGTTCCTGCAGGTATGTCAGTAAGGTATGCAGTGGAACATATTCAAGCAGCTATTGCAAAGGATCTGTGTGCTGCGCTAAAGGTTAATGTGCGAGTTCGTTTACATGTCCAGAACGGCAGTTTGAAAGGTTTTGCTCCACTTTCAAATAATTATTGGCATATCGATAGTGTAATAGATGTAACATCTCTAAAATTTGATGCATATGCGGAAGATCCTTCTTTACTGCAAGTTATAGAAACTTCACCTGGTGAAGATACATATCTTCACACTAACTCATTGCGTTCCAACTGTCGTGTAACTAATCAACCCGACTGGGGAGATGTATATGTTTTCTATAGAGGAAACAGAGGTGTCACATCAGAGTCATTCCTCAAGTACATCGTTTCCATGAGAAAGGAAAATCACTTCCATGAAGAAATTACTGAATGCATTTATAAACGCCTTTGGGATCTTTTGGAACCCGATGACCTTCTTGTTACTTGCCTATATACTCGCAGGGGTGGCATTGATATCAATCCTATCCGTGCTTCCTCAAAAAATGTAATTGACCTACATGCCTTTGCCCTTGCTAATCCTGATTTTGTTTGTGAAAAAACTTTGAGGCAATGATGAAGTTAAATGATACTATGAACTTACTTCCCGAAACAAAGGGTGTAGTGGTGGTTCTCTCGGGAGGTATGGACAGCACGATTGCAATGCGTCTATGCGTTGAGAAGTATGGGTATAAGAATGTTCGTGCTTTGACTTTTAACTACGGGCAAAAGCAAGCTATTGAGATTGAGAAGGCAAGGGAAACGACTAAACATTTGATGGTAGAACACAAGATCCTCGACTTGAGTGTTCTGGGTGACATTAGTCAAGGATTCTCTGCAAATGTTGATAAGTCAATCGACATGCCAACTATCAAGGATGTGCTAGGTGACCCCACACCTAAGACCTATGTGCCTAATCGTAACATGATTCTAATGTCTCTGGCAGCAGCTTACGCCGAGACACAAGGTATGGAATATGTGGTATGTGGTTTGCAGGTGCATGACGAGTACGGTTACTGGGACACAACGGCACGGTTCGTAGAGAAGATGAATTCTGTTTTTTCAGAGAACAGAAAGATCAAGATCAAACTAGTCGCACCTTTTGTGACACTTAACAAGTTTGAAGAGATTAAACTTCTCGAGGAACTTGATGGGGGTGTAGGATTGTTGATGAGTACGCTTACATGTTATAATCCCGATCAGATGGGTAGATCATGCGGCAAGTGTCCTTCATGCTCAGAGCGTATTGCAAACTTTGCAAAGGCGGGACACATTGATCCTATACCGTACTCAATCGACATTCCTTGGAGTAAACTATGTGCTCAATCATAGGATCTTTTGATGTTCAGAAAGTTGTTGATCTTTGCAAACTAAATGAGTATCGAGGTCAAGTCAGTCACTCGCTTAGCTTGTATGATATTACTTCAGGTGAGATTAAAGTGCAGAGGCGTGTAGGACCTGTTGATTATGATGAGATCCTGGGATTACAAAAGGATCACCTGACTTATGTGATTGTGCATATGCAAGCCCCGACTTCAGATGAGTTCAAAGTAACGACTGTTCATCCTGCAAAGTATCAAGATCGCTATCTTTGGCACAATGGTATTCTAAAGCAAGAATATGTTGCAAAGCTGAAGAAGGACCTTGATGAAGTTTGCTCTTGGGATACCTTTCTGATGCTAAAGGCACTCTATGATGATATTCACGCAGTAAAACTGTTTGATGGATCCTTTGCTTGTCTGATGTATGCCCATGAAAAGTTGTTTGCATTCAGAAACGAAATCTCGCCACTATTCTTTGACTCAAAGTTGAACTTCTCTTCTACGAAGTTTGAAGGGTCAACAGAAGTTCCCCCTAATAGGATGTTACATATCGACTTCAACTTTGATGAACTGTTTTCTATCTATGAATACAATACAGTTATGAACCCCTACTTCTTTGCGGAGTGACTATGGGCAAATTTATTTCTACAAAAACATATGGACATGAGCGAGGATATGCTGTAGCATATCGTCAATGGCGTGCAGACACTCATTGCAATCTAATCCACGGGTATGCACTTGCATTCCATTTTGAGTTTGAGTGCGATGAGGACAAGCTAGATCGACGCAACTGGTGTGTTGATTTTGGTGGGTATAAATCATTGAAAGAGAAACTCGATGACTGGTTTGATCATACATTGCTTGTAGCAGAGGATGATCCTGAGTTTGAAACTTTCAAGATGTTGCATGAGAAGAAACTTTGTAAGATGATTGTAGTTGAGCGCACAGGATGTGAAGGTTTGTCTAAATGGCTTGCTGATTACATTCAAGAGATTTGGATGCCTGAAAATGGGTACGCTGATGGTCGTGTGCGATTGCGTATGGTAAAGGTGATGGAGACACCTTCAAACTCCGCCATGTGGATAAACAATTAAGGGGACCTAAATGCTATACATTTCTAGTAAAAAAGATAATACCACGATGTGGATTGCATCACTATCTGCTGCACTTATTCTTTGCATGACTGTGGCAGATTTTGCTGCAGTAAAATTTCTTGACTTTGGTTGGGTAGTCACTCCTGCAGGGGCTATGTTGTTCGGTGTAGTGTTTGTGCTTCGAGACATGCTGCACAAACTGGCAGGTGCAGCTTTTGTGACTCGAGTCATTCTTATAGGTGTGATTCTTAACTTGCTAGTTGCAGGTTTCATGTACCTAATGACCTTTCTTCCGTCACCTTCTTTTAGGCCTAGCGTAAATTTTGATGCGGTATTCAAAATGTCACTAGGTATCGTCATTGGATCAGAAATCGCAACTATTATCTCTCAATGGGTTAACACCTATGTCTATCAGTTTTTGTGGGAGCGTGATTGGGGATCGTGGGCACGGACCTGGTTCTCTAATTTAGTCAGCTTGCCTGTTGATGCTTTCTTCTTTGTGATGCTTGCCTTCGTTGCTATGCCTATGATTCTTGGGGGGAATGCACTTGATATCAATGCTGCTATCGCCAGGATCGTATCAGGCTCCACTTTGTTCAAACTACTATTCATTCTTGCACTGACACCTCTTGTCTCTTTTGCGCCGTCTAATGATGACGCTAAGTATGCAAAATGAAAATTGTCTTACTAGGTGACACTCACTTCGGCGTGAGAAATGACAGCAAAATTTTTCACGCCTATATGGAAAAGTTCTACAAGGAACAGTTCTTTCCGTACATTGATGAGCATGGGATCAAGACAGTAGTGCAGTTCGGTGACTTGTTTGATCGTCGCAAGTATATCAACTTTCTATCACTAACCGAATCACGCAAATACTTCTTTGATCCTTTGCAAGAGCGAGGGGTGAGTTTAATCACATTCTTAGGAAACCACGATATCTTTTGGCGTGAGAGCCTTGTGATTAACTCACCTGAACTTCTTTTGAAGGAATACAATAACATTCAGATCATCACTACACCTTCTAATGTTCTTGGGATCGATATGGTTCCTTGGATTTGTAAGGAGAATGAGAAGGAAGTGATGCAGTTCATTAAGGGCAGCATAGCTGGGTATTGTTTTGGGCACTTTGAATTGAAAGGGTTCGAGATGATGAGAGGAATGGAGAACCATGATGGTATGGATCCCAACCTTCTCTCAAAGTATAAGCAAGTCATCAGTGGGCACTTTCACACTAAGTCAAACAAAGACAACATCATGTACTTAGGAACACCATATGAGTTGTTTTGGAATGACTATAAAGATCCAAAAGGATTCTTCGTCTTTGACTTAGTTGATCATTCTATGCAGTTTATTCAGAACAATGATCCGATGTTCATCAAGTTTTTCTATGATGATACTGAAGAGGTCAAAATCGATGCAACCAAAATTCGAGACAAGTATGTTAAGTTAGTGGTGAACAACAAAAAAGATTTCAAGTTGTTCGACAAGACAGTTGAACTGTTATATAATCATAATCCTGCTGAACTCAAGATCATTGAGGATATGAGTGAATTTGAGACTCCAGTTGATGATGAAAGTATCAATGTGGATGATACAATGACTCTCCTATCTGACTATATAGATGTAATTGAGACAAATGCAGACAAAGAACGACTGAAGAGAGTCCTTAGGGAACTATTTGTTGAAGCACACGACTACGAAGAAACATGATAACATTCCGCAGAATACAATGGCGCAACTTCTTATCGACAGGAAACCAGTTTACTGAGATTGACTTTACCGCACATCGTTCTACTCTCATCATAGGTGAGAACGGGGCAGGTAAGAGCACCATTCTGGACGCACTGTGCTTCGGGCTCTTCGGGAAGGCGTTTCGAAATATCAACAAACCTCAACTAGTCAATAGTATCAATCAGAAAAATTGTCTGGTTGAGGTTTTCTTTGATATAGGCAAACGCCAGTACAAGATCGTTCGTGGTATCAAGCCAACTGTCTTTGAGATTCATCAGGATGGTGAACTTCTTAATCAAGACTCTGCCTCGAAGGACTATCAAAACTATCTTGAGGACAAGATTCTCAAGTTGAACTATAAGTCTTTTACTCAGATCGTCATTCTAGGTTCAGCATCCTTTACACCTTTCATGCAGTTGCCTCAGGGTCATCGTCGTGAAGTCATTGAAGATATCCTTGACATTCAAATCTTCACTACGATGAACAGCGTTCTGAAGAATCGCATCGCCACATTGAAAGGAGAGATCGATACGCTCGAGGCACAGTTAACTGTTGACAAACAGGCAGTCAAACTGCAGAAGGACTACATTGACAAGTTAGAGCAGGATCAGAAGCGTAGAGAGATAGATGTTAAGAACGAGATCGAACAAGCAACGGTAGGTATTGCTAACCTACAGGTATCGGTCGAGACATTCCAGAATGTGTGTAACGAATACAAAACAACGATTAGCCAAGAGAGGTCGTTGATTGAAAAGCGATCTGAACTCAATACCTTGCTGAAGAATCTGAGTGAGCGTATCAAGAAAGCACACAACGAGATTGTGTTCTATGAGAACCACGATAGTTGTCCTACTTGTTCACAGGCGATCTCAGGTGATCTTAAGGAAGCGGCAATTCAGAAACACTCACACAAGGTAGAAGAAGTTAACGAAGCAATCGCCAGTTTGACAGGAAGAATTGAAGCGATTGAGAAGAAAATTGACACCATCGTCGCCACTAAAGAACGCATTTCACTCTTGCAGACGGACATTCTTGAACTAAACACTGATATCATCAGCAAGCAGAACTATGTGAAGCGCCTTCAGGAAGAGGGCACCAAGGTTGCCTCTGATACAAAGGATATTGACGAGGCAAAGGGCCAGCTTAAGGAACTTGCCAAGAAATTCCTCGAGGGTGCAAAGGACAAAGCTGCGCTGACTGAAGATATGTACTACCTGAATGCAGCATCCTCACTCCTAAAAGACACGGGCATCAAGACGAAGATCATCAAGCAATACATTCCGGTGATCAATAAGCTAGTCAATAAATACCTAACTGCAATGGATTTCTTTGTGTCGTTTGAGTTAGACGAAGCATTCAATGAGTCGATCAAGTCAAGACACCGTGATGACTTTAGCTATGCATCATTCTCGGAAGGTGAGAAGCAGCGTATCGATTTAGCGTTGCTGTTCACTTGGAGAACTATTGCAAAGATCAAGAACAGCGTCAGCACAAACTTGCTCTTGCTTGATGAGGTGTTCGATAGCAGTTTAGATGCAAACGGGACTGACTATGTGATGAATCTCTTAGACACTCTTGATGAGACAACTCATGTCTTTGTCATAAGTCATAAAGGAGATCAGTTACAAGACAAGTTCAAGAATGTTATTCGAGTTGAGAAACATCAAAACTTTAGCAGGGTAGCGTAATGATAGTTCGCAAAGATAAATTAAAACTAGTGTCTTCATCAGATCCTACCTTACATAGCAAACCTGAAGAATATGACTTTGAAAAGGAAGGTTCAACTGCTAAAATTTTTGCTTTAGCACTCTTTGAACAGATGATCAAGGAGAAGGGCGTGGGGTTGTCTGCAAACCAGCTGGGAATTAATCGAAGAGTCTTTGTCATTGGTATAGATGACTTGAAGATTTTTGTGTTCAATCCCAACATCCTAGAAGCTCATGGTGAGGAACTTTATGAGGAAGGTTGTCTATCCTATCCTGGAGTCAAACTTAAACTAAAAAGACCTTCTGAGATAGTTGCCGAATATCAGATCGAGACAGGAGAAGTTGTAAGAAATACTTTTCGGGGGTTGACAGCTAGGGTCTTTCTGCATGAATATGATCACATGGAAGGCCTTACCATGAAAGATCGAGTGTCAAAGTTGAAGTGGGATCTGGCGGTTCGAAAGGCGCGAAAATAGGTGTTGTTTTTACGCAACACCGAAATGTTGTATTTTTGACACGCCGGTTGCAAAGGGCTGTGGTTCCTGTATAATCGTAGATGTTCAGTAGGAGATCACATGTCTGTAGTAGAAACCAAGTCAATCCTCGCTCGGCTGCTTGCCGAAGAGAACATTACTGTTCAGCACAAGAACATCCCCACCGCTTATTTTGACACCAAGCAGCGTATTCTTGCTTGCCCGGTGTTCAAAGATATGTCTGCTGACCTCTATGACTTGCTCATGGGCCATGAGGTTGGTCATGCTCTTTATACTCCCCCCGAAGGTTGGCACAATGCCCTTGCGGGTAACCGTCCCGGGTTCAAGAGCTTCCTTAATGTGGTCGAGGATGCCCGGATCGAGCGGATGATCAAGGACAAGTTTCCCGGCATTCGCCCTTCCTTCTATCGTGGCTACAAGGAACTGGATGCGCGTGACTTCTTCGGTCTCAATAAAGTTCCTGATATCAACTTGCTTGCTTTGATCGACCGGATCAACCTGCATTATAAACTCGGTGTCATGGCGGGGGTGACCTTCTCATCTGAAGAGCGGCCTTTTGTCGATATGGTTGGCGAGTGCGAGACCTGGGAAGATGTGGTGGATGTTGCCACTATCCTCTATGATCGCGCCAAAAAACAAGAAAATTCTGAAGAGCGCGGCAATGACCGTTCTGGCAGCTCTGAGGGTGCCGAACAACCTCAGACAAATGACTATGAGGATACCGACTATGAAAATTCCGACTATTCAGAAGAGGATGATAATTCCGAAGATGGCGAACTCGAGGCCTCAGATCTAGACTCTGACTCAGATGATGACCAAGAGTTTGACTATGGCGGATCAGCAGACACAGGCGCTTATGATGAGGAACTGACTGATCCCGTTTCTCATACCGACCAGTCGTTCCGGGAGCGTGAGCAGTCGCTGGTGGATGAGAAGTGCATTCCCACGGTATATATCGATCTTCCTACTTATGATCTGACTGACCGTATCGTCGGGCATAAGGAAGTTTACGCCAACATGCACCTCAATGCTTTCTTCGAGGGCGAGAAAGCGAACTTCCCCCTCAAGGAGTTCTATTCTAAGAACCTGCGCTATATCAATGGTCTGGTGCAAGAGTTCGAACTTCGCAAGAACGCTAAGCAGTTTGCCCGGGCGTCTATTTCTAAGACAGGCGAACTTGATATGACCAAGATCAGCAAGTATCGCTTCACCGATGATATGTTCAAGCGAGTTACCCAAGTACCGCAGGGTAAGAACCACGGCATGCTTATGTTCCTTGACCTGTCGGGCTCTATGCGGAGCAACATGGAAGGCACCCTTGAGCAGGTTATGGTCCTGAGTGTTTTCTGCCGCAAAGTTAACATTCCTTTCCGCGTCTATGGGTTTAGCGATAGCCCCAAGCTTTGGAGCATCCGCGGAGTAAAATCTAATAACTTGATCAATCGTACTGAAACAGACGTTCTCTCCGTTGAGCATCACTTGTTTCACTTGAAGGAATACTTGTCCTCTTCAATGTCCCGACTTGAGTTTACCAACGCTTTGCAAGACCTCGAGGTTCTTCGGAACCTGTACATCCGTGGACATGTTCCTGATAGTGAGGCGCTTTCGGGTACTCCGCTCAATGAGGCAATCATCGCTTCTAATTCGATTGCACAAGAATTCCGTGCAGCTTATAAACTCGAAGTTCTGACTACGATGTTCCTCACCGATGGCTCTGCTACTGGCACAGATAACATGTTCGTTAATTCTTCGAAGTGTGGTTATCTGTGGTCTTTGGCAGGCAATGGCACCTACGGCAACTACAAAATTTGCTTGACTGATCCGAAGACCCGTGAGTCAGTTACTTACACTCATGGGGAGTGTGTCACTCGGGTTCTGATTGATCTGTCAAAGAAAATCACCAAAGCAAATATGATCGGGTTCTTTATCACAGACGATAGTTTACCCTCTGCAGTCAAGAGCATGGCTCGTGAGTATTCTATCAAAAAAGTTCTTCCTTCAGATAAAGAAATTGCTGCTGCCCGTAAGCAAAAGTTCTTCCCGCTGACAGGTGCTGGGTACGATATCTACTTCATTGTTTCCAGCAAAAATCTTCGCATTACTGACCATGGTATCAATGTTGACTCGAAGGCTTCTAAGTATGATATCAAGAAGGCCTTCCTTGAGAGCGTGCGCTCGGCGGGTATGAACCGCATCTTTCTGAGTCGCTTTGCCGAGATTGTCAGCAAAAACCACTAAAACTAAGTGTTGTTTCTGTGCAACAAAGTTCTGTTGTGTGGAAACAACAGTCAAAATAGTTCTTGACAAGACCCCCAGATTCCATCATAATGTAAGTGTCAATTGAACGGAGCAAGACATGGCTAAGAACGCTGCTTTTACCACTGATCAGAAATTCGAACTTCTTCGCAACCTTGGCGAGGCCTACGGTCCCACCGTGACTCGCGCTCAGGTCATGGAGTATGTCCAGAGCAACGGACTTGCGACCCCTTGGTTTCTTCTTGACGGCGCCGCCTACAAGGCGGGTCGGGGCCTGTATCGAGTCGCCGCGGTTACTTCGACTGAGGTGACCCTGCCTCCCGTCACTTCTCCTGCACCTGCACCCGCTGAGCAACCCGCTATGCTCGCTCAGGTAGTCCCGCTCAAGCAGCGCAAGCTGGTGACTGATATCACTGACTCGCTGATTCCCAATCGGGACTCTACTTATGTTGCTTTCGGGTTTCACCGTGACCTCGAGATGATTGTCACCAGCAAGCAGTTCTATCCCGTCTTTATCACGGGCCTGTCCGGTAATGGTAAGACGACAATGGTCGAGCAGGTCTGCGCTAAACTCAAGCGTGAGTGCATCCGAGTCAATATCAGCATTGAGACGGATGAGGATGACCTTATCGGCTCCAATACTCTGGTGGACGGTAATGTGGTTTACCGTGAGGGTCCTGTCCTCCTCGCTATGAAGCGGGGTGCTATCGTTATCCTGGATGAGATCGACCGCGGTTCGAATAAACTTATGTGCCTGCAGGCAATCCTCGAGGGTAAGCCCTACTTCAACAAGAAAACAGGCGAACTTATCTATCCTGCTGATGGGTTCAATATCATCGCCACCGCTAACACCAAAGGCCGTGGTACCGAAGATGGCAAGTTCATTGCCGCGCAGATTCTTGATGAGGCCTTCCTCGAGCGCTTCCCGATCACCCATGAGCAGGAATATCCTTCCGCCGCGGTCGAGAAGAAGATTGTGGTCAATAACATGACCCAGCTTAACTGCATGGATGATGACTTTGCTAGCAAGCTGATCACTTGGGCAGACATTATCCGCAAAACTTATCTCGAGGGGGGTATCGATGAGATCGTTTCGACTCGCCGTCTGGTGCATATCGTCCGGGCCTTCTCTATGTTCAAGGATCGCCTGAAAGCAATCCAGCTCTGCACCAACCGGTTTGACGCTGAAACCAAAACCGCTTTCCTTGACCTCTACACCAAAGTTGACAGCACGGTGTCTGGCGAGGCTGCTACGACCGAAGCACCTGCTGAAGCAGTCCCCGCTGCTGCCTAATCCTTTTCACTTAGTTAAAGGCGCCAATCAATGGCGCCTTTTTTTATTGTATAAATACAGTATCGTTATTCCTTGTGGGTACATTATGAAAACTGCTCTCATCACCGGCATCACCGGACAAGATGGTTCTTACTTGACTGAGATTCTGCTAGAAAAAGGCTACAAAGTTCATGGCATCATTCGAAGAAGTTCCTCAATCAATACTCAAAGAATTGACCACCTTTACAACAATTCCAATCTAAAGTTACACTACGGTGATGTCACCGACTCCTTGTCAATCATGGGGGTCATCAAGGGTGTGCGACCTGACGAAATTTACAATCTTGCTGCTCAAAGTCATGTGAAGGTATCTTTTGAGACACCTGAATACACCGCTATGGTTGATGGGTTGGGCACACTTAAGATCCTCGAGGCGGTGCGACTTCTTGGTATGGATCAAGATGTAAGAATCTATCAAGCGTCTACTTCTGAACTTTATGGATTAGTGCAAGAAGTTCCTCAAAAAGAAACCACACCATTCTATCCGCGATCACCTTATGGCGTAGCAAAGTTGTACGGGTTCTGGATTGTTAAGAATTACCGAGAGTCCTACAACATGTTCGCTTGTTCAGGAATCCTGTTCAACCATGAGAGTGAGCGCCGAGGGCATAATTTTGTGACCAAGAAGATTGTTGATGCTCTCCGCAATATCAAAAACGGAAAGCAAGATATGTTGACTCTGGGTAACCTCAATGCTCTGCGTGATTGGGGTCATGCAAAAGATTATTCTAGGGCTATGTGGATGATCTTGCAGCATCATACTCCTGAGGATTTTGTCATTGCCACAGGAGAACAGTATTCTGTCCGAGAGTTCGTAGAACGCTGCGCCCCTTACTTTGATATGAATATTGAATGGTATGAAGAAGGGTTGGAGGAGGTGGGCATTGATACACATACAGGAAGGACAGTAGTAAGAGTTGATCCAAAATACTTTAGGCCTGCAGAGGTTGAGACTCTGTTAGGTGATTCAACAAAAGCAAGGACTGTATTGGGATGGAGTCCCGAATACACCTTTGACGATTTGGTAGAGGAGATGTGCACCAATGAATAAGAACGATAGGATATATGTTGCAGGTCATACGGGTCTTGTTGGATCAGCTTTAGTTCGCAAACTAGTTGCAGATGGCTACAAGGATATTGTTGCTAAGCCCCATGATCACCTTGACCTTCGGGACCAAGAGTCTGTCAATTATTTTTTCAGGACCTATAGGCCTGAGTATGTCTTTCTCGCTGCTGCAAAGGTAGGTGGAATCAATTATAATGCAACAGTTCCTGCAGACTTTATATATGACAACCTGATGATTCAAAGTAATATTATCAAAGCTGCTTGTGAGAACGGTGTCAAGAAATTGCTGTTCCTGGGATCTGCCTGTATCTATCCTAAGGTGACTCCGCAACCTATCAAGGAAGAATACTTGATGACTGCACCCCTTGAACCTACCAACGATGCCTATGCAATCGCAAAGATCGCAGGTATGACTATGGCAAAATACTATACTAAGCAATATGGTATGCCCACTATTAGTTTGATGCCCGCTAACCTTTATGGCCCCAACGATAACTTTCATCCTGATAAGTGTCATGTCATTCCAGGACTTATCAACAAGTTTTGGAATGCAACAGAAAAAAATCTTAAGGTTGTTGAGGCATGGGGTGATGGCACTCCAACAAGAGAGTTTCTTTATGTTGATGATCTTGCTGATGCATGTATCTTCCTGATGCAAAACTATGATAGTCCTGATCATATCAATGTGGGAAGTGATGTAGAGATCACTATCAAAGATCTGTCAGAGATCATAAGGAAGGAGGTGGGATACCTAGGAGAAATTTTCTGGAATACAGAGAAACCAAACGGCACACCTCGCAGGAAACTTGACAACACCAAACTATTTGATATGGGATGGAAACCTAAGGTATCTTTTGATGAAGGTTTGACAAGGACGATAAGATGGTTCAAAGAGAACAAAGAGAGGTTCCTATGAAAATGCGCTGGCCTTTAATGGGTGAGACGATTACGATGGGTGATCGTCTCAAGATGGCTTACTTTGCTTTGACTGCACCTAAGTTCACGAATGGTGAACGGGTTAAACAGTTCGAGCGTGAGTGGGGAACCTGGTTGGGTAGTCCTAACTCCATCTATGTATCGAGTGGCAGTACTGCCAACTTTCTCCTTGTCGCTGCTGTAAAGGAGTTGATGGGATTGAAGGATGGCGACAAAGTGTTGCTGCCTGCATGTACTTGGGTGACTAATGTCGCTCCTATCATTCAGTTAGGCCTTCGACCTATCTTCTGTGATATTAACTTACAAAACTTCAGCTTCGATCTTGAGGATGCTAAAGCAATCGCAAGGAAGCATAAAGATATTAAGCTCATCTTTATTACACACCTTCTAGGGTTCTCAGGTGAGAATGAAAAGCTAAAAGAAATCTTCCCTGGCGCCCATATCATAGAAGATATCTGTGAGTCACATGGTTGCACTGGCCCTGATGGTGTTAAGCGAGGTACAGATACATTAGGTGCAACCTTTAGCTTTTACTTTGGGCACCATATGTCAACGATTGAAGGTGGCATGGTCAACACAAGTAACCTTGCCCTTTATGACCTGATGCGTATGAAGCGAAGTCACGGAATGGCTAGGGAGTCAATACAGTTCGATAAATATGCAGAACAATACAAAGACATTGAGAAGTCATTTTTGTTTGTGACTGACGGATACAACTTTCGTAACCATGAGATATGTGCAGTGTTGGGTTCTTCACAGCTAAAACGCCTTGATGATATGATCGACCAAAGGCGTAATAACTATGTGCGTTATTGTGATCTAATCTCACCCTATCCAAACCTGTTCTATCCTCATAATTATGAAGAGGGCAATAGTAGTTTTTGCTTTCCCTTTATTTGTAAAAACATGTTTGCCATGCTTGAGCTTAAGCGATTATTCTCAATGAACGGTATAGAGTATAGGCCTGTGGTTAGCGGTAACTTGATGCGACAACCTTTCCTAAAAGATAAGTATAATCTTGAGACGAAGAAAGGACAATCGAACGCTGAAATTGTGCATCAAAATGGCGTCTATATTGGCAACAATCACTTTGTAACTGACGATGATATGAATTTTCTTTTTGAAATTGTGGAGGAAGTTAATGAACAATTTAGCGCTAACGATTGAACAAATTATAAAGGTGAAGGTAGACGAAGTTCTCTCACAAGGTGCGATGCCCGATATCGAAGAGTACATTCCTACTGATAATCTAGGTGAGGTGATAGAGAAGCTAGTAATTCTTCACATTCGTACATGGATGCTTGAAGATGCAGCACAGATGGCTGCTACGGCAGATGAACTCGCAGAGATTAAGCGAAAGGTTGATATCTGCTTCAAGCAGAAAAGACCGAAGTTTGTCCAAGCAATAAACCGCATGGTTGATGACGCAATTATTCATAGTAAGTCGCTAGCAGAAGATTCTGTAAAGTTGTACAAAGGCGTAGAATGAGAATCGTTCTGTTCAATCATTTTCATCGTGGCGATTTATTCACACATAAGGAATTTGCTCGGCACATGAAACAGTTGATGCCCAATGATAATTTTGAGTATTGGCATTTTAATCATCCTAAAGTGAACCTTGACCTTCAAATTCCATTAGTCAATACCCCCCACAACCTAGATAGGAATGTGCCTTTTATTGGAGAGGGTGAGAACGTGGGTGTAAACACTTGGATAGGTGTATGGGGAGATATATTTGAAAAATATCAAGGGGTCAACATGCACTCCTTGTATGAAAGTTGGGGAAGGATATTTGATAAGTTTGGATTGAAGTTGCGAGATGATCCTGAGTCATATCTCCCACGAATTGACTATTCATTCTTCAATACATCAAACATTGACAAGTATCTTATCACTAGTAGAAAACGTATACTTTTTTGTAATGGGAAACCAATGTCGAATCAATCATTCGACTCAGACATGGGTGATATCATTAATACCTTTGCCGGGAAGCACCCTGATATTGACTTTATCTGTACGCAAAAGTTTCCCACTCAGCTATTGAATGTTTTGTTCACTGATGATATCATAGATGATAGACAAGAGTTTTTCACAGGGAATAAACCTTATTGGTTTGACAAACCTTTGAACATCTGTGACCTCAATGAGATTTCTTACTTGAGCACAAAATGTGACGCAATTATAGGAAAGAACTCAGGTCCTTTTGTGTTTTGTGAAACTTACGATAATCTCAAGGATGAATCGAAGGTAATCGTATCTTTCTGTAAAGGTCCCAAAGAAACGATGAGCAATGGTGTAGATGTGAAGGCGAGATATCGCCATGTTATTCATCATAGCCATTCTAGCATTGTCGAAACAATTGATTGGGTTATTAATGAAATCAAAACTTAAAATTGCCTTTACGGATATCGACAACCATGTTGCTAGCTTCTTTGCTTCACATCTAGCACAGCGATATGAGTTAGAGGTCGACAACAAGAATCCCAACTTCCTAATCTTCGCAGATAGGAACTTTGGGCAGAACAATCTAAACTATTCACGAAAAGATGTGACCAAGATTTTCTATACAGGAGAGAATCAGCGCCCTGAAGATTACGATTGTGACTATGCAATCTCATTTGACCACAACTTCAACTCCTGGCACTATCGCTTGCCGCTGTTTGTGATCTATATGTGGGCACTAGAGCACATTCACAAGACTTCATACCATTTTAACTACATCTTTGATCCTGTGATTAAACCCAAGGCAGAGTTCTGTTCATTTGTTGTTAGCAACCCCAACAGTGCCCCGCGAAACAAATTCTATGAACTCCTATCACAATACAAAAGAGTTGATAGTGGCGGCAGGCATCTGAACAACATAGGAGGTCTTTTGCAGGGGGAAGCAGCAAAGATTGAGTTCCTGTCCTCTAGAAAGTTCAACATCTGCTTCGAGAGCATGTCTCATCCAGGATATGTAACAGAGAAGATTCTTCATGCGTTCTATGCAGGAACTATTCCCATCTACTGGGGTAGTCCTACTGTTAGCATTGACTTCAATGAGCAAGCAATGATAGATGTGAATCGGTTCAAGTCATTCGATGAAGCAATTGAGGTAATTAAAACAGTAGACGTAAATGATGACCTCTACAACTTTGTGGTGAAGCAATCTAAGTTCAAGTTTAATATTCCACCATCATACCTTGCTATTGACAATATGATGAACTGGTTTGATGCTGTCATTAACCGTAGAATTGGGAAGCGTGATGGACATTCAAGTATTCATATTTAACTGGCGTAATCAGTTCGATAAGACAATTGAGAAAGAGAAGGCTCTTTCATCGCTTGGTTATCGTGTTATAGTCATCAACTCGGATGAAGAACACAATCAAGTTCATTGGGTTAACATAGGTGAGTCAGCTTACTTCACCGATCAGTTTATGAAAGCACTCGAGTTGTTCGATGGTGATGTAATGTTTCACATTCAAGGAGATGCATCATACAATGATTGGAATCACCTGATCAAAGATGCAAAGGACTCCTTTGAGACCTATAAGTGGGGAATCTATGCTCCCAATGTTGACTACACTTGGTACACAAGAGAACGAACAGACATTGAAGGGGTTCAGCTCAGAGACAAGACAATGAAGGTTGTAGCGTGTCCTGATTGCACTTGCTGGTTTATACATAAAGATATCATTGATGTTTTTAAGCAACTAAAGATTGACATGTCTCCTTATAAGATGGGATGGGGGTGGGATATCATCCTTCCAGGAATAAGTTTTCTGATGCGAAGATTAGTTATCAGAGATTACCACCACACCATTGATCATCCTCCAGGAACCAACTATAATAAGAACCAAGCTGAAGTTGAGATGCATCAGCTTTTCAGTGTTCTTCCCAATGAACTAAAGGTGTTGTTCAATTGGATCAAAGGTGATCGTCAACAAATTTTACAACTATTACAAAATGCATAAAAACTTTTATGAGCTGAATGACTACCTTTCACAGGTTTTACAGAAAGGTCAACCTACATCTATCTTAAGAATAGATAACACTGCAGGATATATCATTGATAGTGTTCTCAGGAAAAGGTCAATAGTTGGTGAATTTTTTAATCCGAGAACTATCTTGGAGGGAGGCATATTTCCAAACACACCTGAGTATGCTATCAATGTTGCATACAAAAAAACCTTTGAATCTATGATAAACTCAGATTGTGTTGGGTTTGTAGATATCTCAGGAGACATTAAAAAAGACTCACCTCTTCTACAATACCTCAAGGATAAAGTAACCTTTTTCAAAGATGGGTTTATGGTTTTTGATCCAGGAGCAATTTTAGGATATTCAAAACTTTATTTAGAAAATTTAGAGCATAGCGAGTACATTGATCCCTGGACAAGGCATCTAAAAAACAAAAGAGTTTTGGTAATCTCAACTCATGCAGAAAGCATTAAACATCAATGGGAACATAGACATAAAGTTTGGGGAGATAGATTAGAATTGATTGTACCATTTGATTTAGTGGATGTGATACGCGCCCCCTACCATCCTGAGGTTGATAGTCGCCAGTATCCTAATTGTGAAACTTGGGAAGATTCTGTTAACTATATTTGCAAACTCATCGAATCATATGACTTTGACGTATTGCTTTCGGGAAGTACAACCTCTTCTCCCATTTTCGTTCAAAAGGCAAAGTCAATGGGTAAGATTGGCATTCAAACTGGAGGTGTGATACAATTATACTTTGGGTTGAAGGGTGGTCGATGGGCAAAGGTGCCTGCATATTCTGACTGGCACAAGATGTTCAATGAACATTGGATATACCCCCTCAAAATAGATGAACCCCAAAATAAATTACAGGGAATTGAAAGCAATTTTGCATATTGGGGATGAAATGAAACAACAGATTATTGATCTGGTTGGGCAGTACTTTAAAGAAAAACAATCTAATAAGACATGGGTCGCAGGAAAGGACTTTGTAAACTACGCAGGCCCTTTCGTAGATGAGAATGAATACATGTCCGTCATGGACACTCTGCTTAGCGGATGGTTAGTGATGGGGGATAAATGCCTCAAATTTGAAAAGCTATTTCCAAAACAGTTTGGAAAGGAACATGGCATTCTTACGAACTCGGGCTCTAGTTCTAATCTTTTGATGATGGCATCACTTGCGTCAAAACGAGGTTATAATTTTCCGAAAGGAACAAATGTCCTAGTCCCTATTGCAGGATTCCCAACTACATTAAATCCTATTCTACAAGTGGGATTTAATCCTATCTTTGTAGATATCGAGATTGAAACCCTAAACATTGATATCACCAAGGCAGAGGATCTAATCAAGAAGCACGATATCAAAGTATTAACATTCGCTCATGTGTTAGGCAATCCCCCCAACATGGACGATATCATGTCTTTGGTAAGGAAGTATAATCTTGTTCTACTAGAAGATTGCTGTGATGCTTTGGGGTCTACATACGATAGCAAACCACTAGGTAGTTTTGGCGAAATGGCGTCTTGTAGCTTCTATCCTGCTCATCATATGACAATGGGAGAAGGGGGATTTGTTGCATCTCGAACATATGACCAGGAAGTTATTCTTCGATCCTTTCGAGAATGGGGTCGTGGGTGCTATTGTGTGGGCCCAGAAGCAAACAAACTGCAATGTGGTACCTGCGGCAAAAGGTTTTCTGAATGGGTGCCTTGTATGCCAGGAGAAATTTTTGATCATAAGTATGTTTATGATGAAATCGGGTATAACCTCAAACCGATTGAAATGCAGGGAGCGATGGGACTCGTTCAACTTGAAAAGCTAGACACTATTCATGCTCTTAGACGAAGGAATTACAAACTTCTGTTTGATATCTACTCGAAGTATGAAGAATTCTTCCACCTGCCGAGGCCTCGAGACAAATCTGACCCGTCTTGGTTTGCTTTCCCGCTGACCATAAAGGATAATGCACCCTTTAAGCGTATTGACATTGTATCACACCTCGAGGATAATTTGATTCAAACAAGGCCTTACTTTGCAGGCAATCTAATGCTGCAACCTGCATATACCCATCTAATGAGGCCTGAAGATGCAAGAAACAACTTTCCTGTTGCAACAAAGGTTATGAAAGATACCTTCTTTCATGGAACTAGTCCTGTCATCTCCGAGCAACAGATTGCATACATCGGAGAAAAGGTTGACACATTTCTAAGCATTTTTTAAGGATGATTATGAAAAAGAAAGCCCTTATAATTACCCATAGCGGGTTCCAAGATCACGAACTAGTTTACCCCTACTATCGACTGTTAGGAGATGAGTTTAGTGTTGATGTAGTTGCTGATAAAAGAGATAGCAATGGTCGCATATACGGTATCCTTGGCGTCAATATGCCTTGTACTATGTTGATTGATGATTTCTGCAAAAATTTTGATCACCACCTTGATGCTTATGATCTATTGGTTATTCCGGGGGGCGTCAAGTCACTTGAAAAGTTAAGACTTATTCCAAAGGTTATTGCTTTCATTTCAAGTTGGAATGCACAAAATAAAATCATTTCAAGCACTTGTCACGGGGCTCAGTTGCTAATTAGTGCCCGTGTAGTTAAAGGGAAGAAAATTTCTGGTTACTACAGCATTGAAGATGATATCACAAATGCAGGGGCTACTTACACGAGAGGCCCGGTAGTTGTAGACGCGAATGTTATCTCTAGCCCCCACTACGATCATATGGGAGTTTGGATGGAAACCACATTGCAAGAGTATTACAAAAAATATGCCTAAGATTGTAAACAAACCTTGGGGGTATGAGTATATTGCGTTTCAAACTCAAAAGGTAGCCGTAAAGGTTTTACATATTGATGCAAATGAAAGAACCAGTTTGCATTGTCATCCTAATAAAACCACAGGCCTTGTTCTTGTACAAGGTCAAGCAATTATAAACTTCATTGCTGACCAAAGTGTGTTGACTGCACCTTCGAAGAAAATGATTAGGCGTGGTCTTTTTCACCAAACCATTGCAGTTGGCGAAGAGGGTGTTATCATGTTGGAGGTTGAAACTCCGATAGATCAAGATGATCTTGTCAGATTGTCTGATAACTACGGAAGAACAAACAGGGGATATGAAAATCATTCTGCTCAGGAAGATTATACAACTTTGCAGATAGAAACAGTTAAAGGTGTTATTAATGAATACCAATTAGGTACTTGCTCATTGTTGTCTGGGTTTATTGAAGATTTCGATCTTTCAAAGCATCATGACAATGATATTATTATGTTTCTAAATGGGGGAGTTATAAAGTCTATCAACGGCAGGATACATGAAGCTATTCAAGCAGGGGATGTGGGATACATGCATGTAGTGAAGAAGGTTATGCAACAAATGGACGGCGTTTCTCCTTTCACAACTATACTGGTGATTAAATGAAAAGTAACAGTTTTCCTCCTGGGTTTGAAGCACAGCTTAACAATCTAAGTATTGATTTTGATGGTGTCATACATAACGACAACTTAGGGTTTAACGATGGGACTTGTTATGGGCTTCCCATTGAAGGTAGTCTCTCGGCGGTAAGAGAGTTAAGCAAAAAGTATAGTATCGTAATCTTCACGGCAAAAGCAAAACCTGATAGGCCTTTAGTGAATGGAAAGACAGGTAAAGAACTTGTATGGGAATGGTTGAAAAAGTATGGTATAGCAGATTGTGTTATTGAAGTTACTAGCGAGAAACCTAGAAGTTTTCTTTATATTGATGATAACGGATACCGATTCGAAACTTGGAATCAAACTTTACAATATCTAAAAGACAACTATGCAGATAAAGGTAAGTGACTATATCATCAAGTATCTAGAAGCAAGGGGCATAGATACTTGTTTTTGTATTGCAGGTGGCGCTGCAGCACACCTTATGGAGAGTTTGAGGACAAGTAATATTAAGGTATACCATAACTATAATGAACAAGCATGTGCTATGGCAGCTGAAGGATATGCAAGGGTTGCCAAAAAACCTGCTTTGGTCATGGTTACAAATGGTCCCGGTTCAACAAACACACTAACGGGTGTTTTGGGTGCTTGGCAAGACAGTATACCTATGATTGTCATAAGCGGACAAGTTCCAAGAAATCAAACCCTTGGATTTCAACCCGTGCTTTTACGACAAGTTGGTGTTCAAGAATGTGATATAATCTCAATGGTGTCACATTGCACTAACTACGCTGAACAATTGTCAGATCCTTTCGCCTTACGCGATACTTTAGACTACGCTTGGAAAAGAGCAACTGAAAAAAGAATGGGTCCTGTTTGGTTAGATGTTCCTATTGATCTGCAAGCAGAGATGGTTAATCTTGATAGTTTCGTGTTCAAAGAGCCTACCAACCCCACCAAGACGAATATTGATTCAAGTTTGCGAGACATAATCAAGAACGCAAAGCGACCTTTGATTGTTGCGGGAAATGGAATTCATCTGGCAAATGCAGAAAGAGAATTTCACAATTTAGTAATCAATCTCTCCATTCCTGTAATTTGTACATGGAATGCAACCGACCTATTCAATTACTACGATAGCCTTTACATAGGTAACTTTGGGCTTTTGGGTGAACGAGCAGCAAACTTTGCTGTACAGCAATCTGATCTTCTTATCATTCTAGGGACTAGATTGAGTATTCCTTGTATTGGTTACAACACTAAAAACTTTTCTCCCAACTCAGTTAAGATAATGGTTGATATAGATGATAGCGAGATGGAAAAATCAACCGTATCAATCGACCATAAGATAAGCGGAGATTTGAAAGAAGTCATCCCCCAACTTGAGTTTGGCAAAGTCGATTGTAATGATTGGTGTGATAAGCTATACAGCTGGAAGATGAAGTATAGTGTTTATAATGAACCTCACACCCGGGACAAGGATCATGTAAATAGCTTTGACCTTATGCAAGAACTAGGACAATGTTTACATCAAAATGATATACTGGTTACTGATATGGGAACAAGTTTTACATGTACCATGCAGTCTCTTCGAAGTAACGGATCTAATAGACTTTTTACAAGCAGTGCATTATGTTCAATGGGATTCGGGTTGCCAGGATCCATAGGAGCTCAGATAGGTAAAAGATCGCATCGTACCATTTGCATCGTAGGTGATGGTGGTATACAGATGAATATCCAGGAACTTCAAACTATAGCACACCATAACCTTCCTATCAAAATTATTCTGTTGAATAATGATGGTATGTTGGCTATATCACTAATGCAAGACAATCTTTTTAATAAGAATCGATTTGGAGCTGATTCTGATTCGGGTGTTAGCAACCCTAACTTTATTGCTCTGGCAAATGCTTATGGTATTCCCGCATATCATTTAAGTGATATGACCCAGGTTAAAGAAAAACTACACCACTTGCTGGATATCGACGGACCTGTTTTGATTGAAGTTAATATGGTAAGAAACCAACTCCTCATTCCTCGAGTTCAAAGTAAGCGCGATCCTTCAGGCAAAATTGTTAGTGGATCACTAGAAACAATGTTTCCTTTTATTGAAGATGAAGTATGAAGAAGATAGTTATCATAGGTGCTGGAGGATTCATAGGATCTGCGCTAAAGACGTTTTTTGAAATCGGACACAGGGTCTTTCCAGTATATCGAGGGGATGTAAACCTACTAAATCATCAAGAGGTGCGCGCCTTCCTTTTGGGTGTGAATCCTGATGTTATCATCAATGCCTATTCAGCGGGAGGAAAGTCAAGGGTAAATGATAATACGATTGATATCGTATCTGAAAACTTAATCGTGTTTGATAACTTTAGACGATGCAAACACCTCTTTGATCGCTACATTAACATTGGTTCTGGCGCAGAGTTTGAAAAAGAGGGAATTTGTCACGAGTATGACATACTAGATAGTGTACCTAAAACATCTTACGGGTTGTCAAAAAATCTCATATCAAGACTGTGTCTACATGAACCTAACTTTTATACTCTTAGACTTTTCGGTTGCTTTGGAGAAGGTGAACCTGACTTTAGATTGTTCTCTAAGTTTATGTCAGGCACACATGAGTTTGTTATCGAGGATAAATACTTCGACAACATCTCTGTAAAAGACTTCATTATTATTATGAGAGAGTACGTGATCAACTATCCTACACATAAAGATATAAATTGTGTTCCCACAAAAAAAATGCTTATATCAGAACAGCTCAAACTTTTGAGTGGAGTCACTGGACATACTAGACCACTTTCGTTTTCTCGAGGCAAAGATTATATTGGGTCATCAGAAAGACTCTCATCTATTGGGTTACCTCTAAATCCTTTGCACATTGAATTGGAACAATACAAATGTCTAAAATAGTTTATGTTACAGGATGCCTTGGGTTCATTGGATACCATGTAACTTTAGCATGCCTTAGACAAGGTTGGCATGTGCGTGGAATTGATTGCCAGACATACGCCGCCAATTTATCATTTCTCTCTGAGCTACAACAGTCCGAGAAATTTATTTTCGAAAAGGTTGACATTAACACCATTACTCATCTATATGACTGTGACTATATTATCAATACAGCAGCAGAAACCCATGTAGACAACAGTATTGTTAGCTCTGATGTTTTCCTTGATAGCAATATCAATGGAGTTCATAACCTTCTTGAACTTATAAAACAGAAACCCATCTCACGTAGACCCACCCTTTTACACTTTAGCACAGATGAGGTTTACGGTGATATTGAAGTGGGATTTCATACAGAATCAGACCTACTTAAACCTAGCAATCCTTACAGTGCAACTAAAGCTGCGGCAGACATGTTGATTTTAGCATGGGCAAGGACTTATAATATACCCTATATAATTGTTAGGCCCACCAACAACTATGGTATTGGGCAGTATGTTGAAAAGTTCATTCCGAGGGCATGTAAAAACTTGTATTTGGGTAGGCCTATAACTTTACATGATAGAGGGATGCCCAAAAGAACTTGGCTTCATGTTAGTGATACTGCAAACGCAGTTATAACTATTGTTGAAAGTTCAGAGAAGAATAGAATCTTTAACGTATCAGGAAACTACGAGAATAAAAACTTAGTGGTTGCTCAAAAGATAATTAAACTTATTTTAGGAGATGTTGATTCTCTTTTACATGTTGATCTAACTGAAACAAGACCTGGGCAGGATGTTAGGTATGCAATTGATGATACTGCATTGAGATCAATAGGATGGGTGCCTCAAGCTAATTTTGACAATGAGTTAGTGGCTATTTGCAATTGGTATAAAAACAACTTTATATGGTGAAACATGGGAATTGATATACAGGCTCTGAAACTTCTTCGCATTTCATATGATAAGTTTGGCCCCTTTAAGAAAACTTTGACAATAGGTAGACAGGGTAACCATTCCCCAAAATGGGCAATCCAAGCTATTCTGAACGCTCATTCTTACAAACCAAATGAAGATCCTAACTATATGAATACATCTGAATTCGCAGAAAATATTCTCATAGAACATTTGGGAGCTGATTATGTTGACTCTATGGATGTATCTTCGTATGAAGGTGCGACTGTTTTACATGATCTAAACATACCTATCGAAAATTATTTCGAATCATACGATACTATCTTTGATGGGGGTTCATTAGAACACATATACAACATTCCTCAGGCTTTTAAAAATCTATCAAAGATGTGTAAAGTGGGGGGTCAAATTTTACACCTGTTACCTGCAAACAATCAATGTGGTCATGGGTTTTGGCAAATGTCACCTGAACTATTCTTTTCTCTTTACTCTGAAAAAAATGGGTACAAAGATACTGAGGTGTTCTTAGGTGATACAACCAACCCTAACTGGACATACAAAATTTCTCCTCCCGAGAAAGGGGGGCGACATGATATACAACATCCTAATCCACTTTATGTTATGGTAAGAACAGTTCGAGCAACTGAATTTTTCAATCACAAAAATATTCAACAAAGCGACTATATGGTCGAGTGGGAAAAATGAACAAGATTGTTTCAGTGAGTGCGTATGGAGCGAATCCTAGGTATATTACAGGAATGCATAGGCAGTACGAACTTTCAAAACAGTTCTACAAAGATTGGGAATTTAGAGCTTATGTAGATAACAAATCTAACTATCATATGCCCGATGCAAATATCATCGAAGTCAAAGATGGGTCACATGGTGTCTTTTGGAGGTTTGAACCATTATTTGAAAATGACGATAACTTGGTTATAGTTAGAGATTCTGATGGAAGGATTACCTTTAGAGAAATGATGGCAGTTAACGAATGGGTTACCTCTTCTAACACCTTTCATGTATATAGAGATCATGAGGCACACTTTGAGTTTCCCGTGATCGCTTGTGCTTTTGGGTACAAGGGAAAGTTATCTGCCTTTCTTCATAACATAATGCATCAGTTCGCATCAAAAACAAATTATTACACAAATGATCAAGTTTATCTGCGTGACTTTGTTTGGCCTACAGTAAAGGACAACTGTATGGTTCATTCAATGCATGAGGGTTGGTTTGCAGAAACAAGGAACCAACTTAAAAATCCTTACTCATTTTGCGGAAACGGATTTGATGAGTTCGACATGCCTCTCTATCCACCATCTATTGCTGCCTTGAAAGGATTTGATCAAACAAATTTAGATAACTGTTTCAGATTTGATAAAGGTGTGATATGACAACCCCTCTCGTAACTATCATCACAGCAACCACTTGCACCCCTTATCTACGCCAAAACATTAACTCAGTTTTAGCACAAACCTATCCCAATGTCCAGCATCTAGTAGTCATAGATGGAAAACATCATCATGATAAGTTAGATTATGATATCGCTGCAGATGTAGTCACACTTCCATATGCGACTGGCACCGAGCAGTACAATGGTCACAGGATATATGGGGCTATGACCTATATTGCAAAAGGCGACTACATCATCTACCTGGATGAGGACAACTGGATTGAACCCAACCATGTGCAAAGTTTAATCAATCGTTTGAAAGACAAACCCAATGCTTTTGGGTGTTCCCTTCGCAAGATCACAGACATGGAAGGAAACTTTATCTGCAATGATGATTGTGAGAGTCTTGGCAACTGGAAGTCGATTATCAATGACTACTTTGTAGATGTGAACTGTTTCTTTCTTCCTAAGAAACTTGCACTACAACTAACACCTTTATGGTATCGTAGGGCAAGGCATCCAGAAGATCAACCAGAAGTTGATAGGGCATTGACAACAGTCCTAAAACATAATAACATTGAGTGCTGTGTTACCGGGCAGTACACGGTCAACTATCGAGCAGGCAATCGAGTGGATTCAGTCAAACCTGAATTCTTTTTAAGAGGCAATGAACAAATGAGGAAAGTATATGATGGAAAGCTACCCTGGCAAGCCCCTGCAATACAAGTACAATGAAGAAGAACTAATCAAACAACTTCTTCAGTATATAAATTCAACCTACAGTCAACACTATGCCCAAGGTGATATTCAGACAACTGAGTTCATCATTAGTAACGGTGATGGTATTGCGTTTACCCGTGGCAATGTTATAAAATACGCACAGCGTTATGGGAAGAAGGATGGTCGTAGTCGTAAGGACATTATGAAGATTCTTCATTATGCGATGATTATGCTTTACACCCATGACCTTGAAACCCAACAGGAGAAACTAGATTATGAAAATCTCGCAAGAAACAATCAACATCCTCAAGAATTTCGCTACGATCAACTCGAATCTTCTCTTTCGGGAGGGCCAGAGTATTTCAACGATCTCGACCCCCAAATCAGTATTCGCTCGGGCATCAGTCGCGGAGACCTTTCCGCGTGAAGTTGCTATCTATGACCTGAACTCTCTGCTACAACTTCTGACCTTTGGCGACAATCAAGAGGTTGAGTTTGGCGAGAAGAGCCTTAGCATCACTAACGATGTAGGCAAGTTCGAATACTTCTACTGCGAACCATCACTTATTGTTGCTGCTCCCACCAAGAACATTGAAGTAGAAGAACACTTCAAGTTCAATCTAACTGCCAAGGATGTTCAAACTATCATCAAGACGGCAGGTCTACTTTCTGCTCCTACAATCTCATTGATTGCCAAGAAGGGTTGGGTTACAATGAAGATTGGTGATCGGAAGAATGAGTCGGCAAATAGTTTCAACAAGACGATTGGCGAAACTGAACTCGAGTTTGAATGCAACCTTTCCTCTGAAAACTTCAAGTTGGTTCCCGACGCTTATGAGTGCATCATTTCTAAGAAGATGTTCTGTCAGTTCAAGAATGCTGCAGGAACGATGACTTATCTGATTGCGATGGAACCTGGTTCGACAATCTAATTGGAGTCTTATATTATGCAAGTTCGTGACAATGAGTTTCTGTGGGTTGAACGCTATCGTCCTCGCAAACTGGATGATTGCATTCTTCCTGCAGAGCAGCGAGCGGTGTTTCAAGAGTCGGTTGATAAGGGGGAGATTCAGAACATGCTTCTGTGCGGTGGCGCAGGCATGGGAAAGACAACTGTTGCTCGAGCAATCTGTGAGGAGTTGGGAACTGACTACATCATCATCAATGGTTCGGAAGAATCGGGTATCGATGTTCTTAGGACCACTATCAAGCAGTTCGCCTCGACGGTTTCCTTCTCAGGAAAGACGAAAGTTGTCATTCTTGATGAGGCGGATTATCTGAATCCTAACTCTACTCAACCTGCCTTGCGTAGGTTCATGGAAGAGTTCTCTACCAACTGTCGATTCATTCTGACTTGCAACTACAAGAATCGAATCATCCCTGCATTGCATTCTCGGTGTGCAGTCATTGAGTTCAAGTATAGCAAGGAAGAAAAACCAAAGATTGCTGGTAAGTTTATGAAGCGAATTCAGTTCATTCTTGAAAGAGAGGGGATTGAGTTTGACGAGAAAGTCATCGCTTCACTTCTTCTAAAGTTCTTTCCTGACTATCGCAGGATCATCAACGAACTGCAAAGATATTCTTCAAGCGGTAAGATTGATGAAGGTATCCTCGCAAAAGTTGGAGATGTTAGCACAGCTGAACTTTCAGATGCAATGAAGGCGAAGGACTGGCAGAAGATGCGTAAGTGGGTTGTGAACAACATCGACAACGATCCACAGGTGATCTTTCGCAAGGTCTATGATGACTTCTCCAACAAGGTAGTTGAAGTTCCACAACTGGTGTTGATTCTGGCTGACTATGGCTACAAGTCAGCTTTCTGTGCAGATCAAGAGATCAATCTAGTTGCATGTCTCACAGAAATCATGGCGTCGGTTTCCTTCAAATGAGCAAGGAGAAAGAAGGCCTTCCCTCGATTTCCCCCTTTGACTTTGTAAATGCAATCAACGACACTAAGGAGGATCTGATTGTAGATGAGTGGTCAGAAAAGCAGTACAACCCGTTTATTATAAATAAAGCGTTAAGTTACGGGGCTGATACTGTGATTCAGGCCAATGAAATGAACTCACGCACCCATCTTGACAAGAAATTACAGTTTGATTTTCTTCGCCTTCTTATCAAGCGCAAGAAGCGTTATAATAAGTGGCTTAAAGCTGAAAAGCTAGAAGCGATTGATGTTGTGAAACAATACTATGGGTACAGCACATCTAAAGCCCAAGAATGTGTCACCATCCTTTCGCAGGAGCAGATCAATACATTAAAACAAAAATTAAAAAAAGGTGGATTGAAAGATGGCTGATGACATTTCATTCAATATTGATCTGGTGGGGTACTCCCCGCTTGAGATCACACTAAAGGAAGCAGACGACTTTCTGAAAGTCAAAGAAACTCTGTCACGAATCGGAGTTGCTTCCAAGAGAGACAAAACGCTCTACCAATCTTGCCATATCCTGCACAAGCAGGGCAGGTACTTTATTGTTCACTTCAAAGAACTGTTTGCCCTTGATGGAAAGTTTGCTGATATCACTGACAACGATCTTCAACGCAGAAATGTGATTGCTAAGCTGCTGCAGGACTGGGGCTTAGTAAGCATTCTGAACCAAGATCGTCATAGTGATATGGCACCTCTATCACAAGTCAAAGTGCTATCCTTCAAAGAAAAAGGTGAATGGAACATTCAAACTAAGTACAATCTAGGCAAAAAATCTAACAAAACTGCATAAATAAAATATCCTCGGGATGGGATCTAGGCTGGCATCCTAGTCAAATCTGCCTCTTACGCCTAAAGGGTAAGACAATTCAACTCGCTGAAAAGGAGAAACCAATGAGCGAAACAAAATATAACGCATATGTATGCGAAGTTTGTGGGCATGAGTATGATGAAGCTAAAGAAGCAGTTAAGTGGGAAGACCTTCCACAATTCTGGCTTTGTCCTGAATGTGGTTGCCACAAAGATGAGTATTTCCGAGTTTAATCTTGCTTAAAAAGGAGACTAACATGACATTTCTAAAAGATGTGTTTGGACGCGATATGTTCAAAGATTTCGACAAGTATTTCGTTGGGTTCGATGACCAATACAACCGTATGGCAAAGATGCATGATGACCTCACCAAAGGCATCCCCAACTATCCTCCCTACAATATCAAGAAAGTTTCTGAGGATCGCTACATCATCGAGATGGCTGTAGCAGGTTTCGGAAAATCCGAAATTGATATTGAACTTGCTGAAGGTAAGTTAATTGTCAAGGGAATATCAAAGGAAGATGCTGAGATTGACAACTGGATCTATAAAGGCATCGCCAATCGTAACTTCACTCGCACCTTCCTTCTTAATGACAATCTAGAAGTCAAGGATGCAGAGATGTTCAACGGCATGCTACGAATCTGGCTTGATATGATCATTCCTGAGCACAAGAAGCCCAAGAAGATAGAAGTCAAAGAGTCAGGTACAAGTAAAAAAGAACCCGCTGCCCCCAAGCAGCTTTTGACTGAGTAAAGTTAAAAAGTTCAACAGGGGGCTTGACAGCCCCCAAATTTTTTTGTATGATTGTTTTTTGGAAGCGTGGCAGAGGCAAGAAAGGATGGTATAAAGGTTTTTTTGTGATTCTAGTTGGGAACTGGCTTTTGTAATCTATTGTTTAGAACATAATTTGGACATTAAACGAAATACAGAGAAACGAAAATATATTTGGAATGGGGTAGTTAAAAATTATATTCCAGATTTTATAGTTGAAGGATCATTGACAGAAGTTAAAGGATACAAAACCGAACAATGGTTAGCGAAGCTAGAAGCAAATCCTGATGTAAAAGTTTTGTATGAAAAAGATTTAGAACCTGTGCTCACATATGTTAAACGTAAGTATGGAAAAGACTTTATTTGTCTTTATGAATAACGGAGGGTTATCTGGGCTGGGCCCGGCACCGCCTTGAAAGCGGATGGACTGCGAAAGCGGTTGGAGTTCGATTCTACCAGCCCTCCTCCAATTTAATTAGGGTCCGTGGGTTCGAATCCCACCTCCTCCGCCAAAAAGTTTTCTTGTTGTAAAAATAAGACATCATGTGGTTGACAAGCAACGTAAGTAGATGTAGAATCATTTCTGTTGATTAATTGAACGGTAGGTAGCACTGGTGTGCGGCGGGATCTTATAAGTCCTGGAGATCGGTCAGATGGGCTGAAACGGAAGGGTTCGAATCCCTTACCTACTACCAAATTCAATAAGTCCTCTCTAAGTCGTTGGTGAACTACAACGCCTGAGGCAAATAGAGGGAAAGGCATCAGATAGGATGCTACGCTACGAAGGCGGGGGAGTGGGCCCGTAGCAATGTTCTTTAACAGTTAATTTCTTCGCCCTGGTGGTGGAATGGTAGACACGCATGACTTAGGATCATGTGCTGAAAGGCGTGAGAGTTCGAGTCTCTCCTGGGGCACCAAAGCACAGATGGCAGAGTGGCCCAATGCAAGAGTCTGCAAAACTCTAAAACCGCCAGTTCGAATCTGGCTCTGTGCTCCAAAATATAAATACATAGAAACAAGGGGGTTTCTATGTTAGACTTCAAAAACTTTTTACAACTTGATGAAGCAATTCTTTCTCCCGGCATCAAACCTGAGCATGAG